TCTCAAAAAAAAAAAAAAAAAAAAAAAATAAAAAATAAATTTTTCATAGCATTGAAATAAAATCTCATTAAATAATTTGCATATGTTATTTATTTTGCTTACATTTGCACCTGTTGAGAATATCTACAGTTCTTATCTCTCCAGAGATTCATACCATAAAGTTGATGTACAGACTTTGGAGATGAATAGGGTAGTAGTTCCAAATAGGAATGAGGTAACCCCTATACAAAAACTGTCTTGGTTATAAGGAGTGGTAGCCTACCAATGTAGATGAGAAAAGGTTGAGGGTAAAAGGCTCTTGGGGTAAACCGCCCACTATGAAATTCCAAGATAAGGGGATACAGTAATGTATCCTCTAATGGATTAAAAAAAATTAACAAATCCATAAGGGATAACTATACCCTAAAGGAAATGAAGTAAAGTATAAAATAAAAGAAAAGTAACATGAAAGAAATCATTGTAGGAAGTAATGATAGCAGATCATATCTACCCTCATCAGGAATGCTATCCAAACTATGGCACTCTCTATTCTCTAGAACCCAATCCAAGAATATTTTCGAACAATTGGAGACCTATATTAACGGAATTAAAATATCCTGTTTTGATTTAGTAATAAGCTTTAACCAAAAGACATTAAAGTGGGAATTTTCCAATAAGAGATTTAGATATAAATCTAATTATACATTATTTGATATACTTGATCTCCTACAAAAGGAGAACGTATATATTAGATTAAATCTAGGGAAAGTATCTTACATAGAAGATAATGAAGGATTTATACAGCTATGTAAATATTTGGAGAAAAATTATCCTAAAATTAGATTCTTCGGGGGATATAGGATAAAAGATGGCAAGCAGCTCTATAAATTTGATTCAGATATAGTGGATTCAGATATACACTTATGGATAGCTTCTTCAATGAAAGATTCTAAATGGTATGAGAAGGTACTTCCGAAATTGTACTCCAGAAGAAAGAATAAAGAAAATTATTTAAAGGTAAAACCAGGAATAAACTTGTTCGATTTTGTATAAAATTCATAATCAATTATAATGTATAAAATACAAGAAAAATTAGATGAGATAATAAAGAACCAAGAGATCCTTAATAAAATTCAAGTGGCTATTTATGATCTATTACTAAGGATAGAAAGTAAAATGCCATCTGGGGAAAAGAGTTCTTAAGAAATTATTTAGCGGATATAGCTGGAACTATAACAGCAGAATTAGGATTAGTCGATATATTGAATGAGATAAAGAAAGGATAAGAAAACTTATGAAAAAATTAATTATCGAGTGTAATGGAAATATAGTTAAAGTTAATTTGACTGTAAACAATACATCAATTATAGATTCTTATAAGATAAAATCAGTGAACGATATGATGGATATCTTAGATAAGATAAGAGAATCTAGTAAAGAATTTTATGCAATACACCATAGAGGTATTATTGGAATGATAAATGAATGGAGAGCTTATAATCTCCTTTATAATTTGCATATAAAGAGAGATAGAACAGGAACTGTTGATCTTAATAAAGACCAGAGTATATGGGCAAAAATAGCTTATGCTATTTTATCTTTTCTATACTTTTAACACAAAATAACTAAGAATTATTTGTATAATTAAATAATTATGTCTACCTTTGTGGACAATATAAATGTTGTAACAATTATGTATGAGGATATATTATTAACCCCTTTAGATTCTTCAAGAAAAGAAGAAATAAATAGCCCCCAAGATTTATTTATCTCCTTCTTGAACAAATTGGAAGGATGGAAAACTAAATGTAAGAATCTTCATTGGGCTGCCCCAAAGAAAAATATACATGTATATTTAGATGAATTCCTTGATATTTTAGGAGACTATCAAGATGGATTAGCTGAAGGTTATATGGGAATTTTAGGAAAAATGCAACCTAATGTAATAAAAGGCACTCCAAGTGATACATTAAATGCTATGGATTTTATAGAGGAAGTAAGATCGGATACTCTTTTATTTTATAATAAAATACCTCAAGAGACTATATATAAAGGTATAACATCTGAATGTGAGACTTTTATTCAAAATATTAATAAGTATAAGTACTTGTTCGGTTTATGTGATATTAGACCTTATTAATGTGTTGCTCCCTTCTTCTAATGACTAGGAAATCAGTTTTGTACTCTGAGAATAAAGGTTTGAATCCTTTAGGGAGCTCTAAGTTTTTATCAGTTTACTAAGGCAATGGAAATGAGAAATGTAATGAGTATATTCATTGGGAATACAGTAAGAGAAGTTATTAACTTTGCTAATGATAATTCTATACATAAAGAAGATATAGTTTCAATAATGAAAGACAAAGACCAAATATATCTTATTTATTATAGACATATCCCAATTTAAAAGAAAGCTAATATGGAGAAGCAAGAAGTAGTAGAAAGAGAACTAATGTCTCAAGAAGAGTTTGAGAAGTACTTAAAAGATAACAGTGGATTGAAGACTTTTGAAGCTGTAGGGAGATATAAATCTGTAAGAAGAGCTATTAAAAGAAATCATGTAACTAAAGAAGGGTTTCTCATTCCAAAAAGACCTTTTAACAATAGAGCTAATACTAGTAAAAAGAAGAAAGCTCATAGTAGAAGTACAAATGAATATAAGAGGAACATTTATGGACAACTTATTAGATACTACAAAAGAGAAGCTCAGTAAAGAAGACTATGAGAAGATTCCAGTAGCCTATTGTAGAAACTGTCTATCTTTAAATATTATGAAGATAGATGACGATGACCCTGAACTTGACTATTGTGATGAATGTGGGAGCACATCTATCTTAGTAACAAACATAGATAAATGGAGAGAATTATATAAAGAAAAATACGGAAAACATTTAATATAAATAGTATAATGGAAGAGAATGTAAGAGATACAGCAGTAAAAGAGAATGCAAAAATGAGTTATGAGCAGTTAGAGGATGTAGCACATCAATTGAGTGAGCAAGTTAGACAACTGTATGCAAAACTTCAAGAATCTAATCTTGGGAATATGTTCAAAAGATTAGATTATCTCTTTAGGGTAATTGAAAATGCTCATGCATTTAATGCAGAATTCATTTCTAAATGTACTTCAGAAATAGAGTCTTTAATGACTCTTCCTGACCCTGAAGATGAACCTAAAGAAGATTCAGGACAATCTGAAAATTAAACATATGAATAGGAAAGCTAATAATGTTATTAGAATTCCTACTTCACTAGATGGTAAATTTTTCGAATATTGGTTTAAGTTTCTTAGACCTTTCCATAATTTGACAGACAGAGAAATAGATGTTATTGCATGTTTTGTAAAACATAGATATGAACTCAGTAAGGTTATCAAAGATAATGACATACTTGATAAAGTTACTATGAGTGAAGATACCAAAAGAAAAGTAAGAGAAGAGTGTAATATAACTCTTCCTCACTTTCAAGTAATTATGGGCAAGCTAAGGAAGAATGAAGTAATAATAAATGGTAGAATAAATCCTAGATTCATACCTAATATAGAGGAAGGATGCAATGCTTTTCATTTATTGTTATATTTTGAATTAAAATGAGGTATGAAGACATTTTGAATAAAGTTGCTATAGATTTAGATATCCCAATTGAAGTAGTAAAACTAGCCTATAAATCTTATTGGGAGTTCATAAGGCAAACTATTCAATCCTTACCATTAAAGGATAATCTAAGTGAAGAGGAGTTCTCTAAATTAAGAACTAATTTTAATATTCCAAGCCTAGGGAAACTATCTTGCACATTTGATAGAATGACCAGGATGAAAAAGAGATTCGAATATATAAAGAAATTAAGAAAGGAAGACAAATATGATTAAAGTAAAAAAGATACGTCCCATGTTCACTGCATTAGTAACCACCATGAATAAGTATGAGGATGATATAAAAACTTCTGCTGGCCTAATAGATACAAGTAGACAAAAAGGAACTCTAAAAGAGTATCAGACAGTACTTGCCATAGGAGACTCAGTAAGAGGAATTAATGTAGGGGATATTGTATGTATAAATCCTTCTAGATTTGCGGTTAAGAAACATAAGGAAGGATCATTAAAAGATGGTATCGTTACTGATAATCCAGTTGTAACCTATAATTTCGATATTATCGAACTTGATAATAAACAATGTTTATTACTTCAAGACAGAGATATTGATTTTGTAATTGAAGATTATGAGGAAATTCCAGATGTGGCTCCTTCAAATATAATCATACCTAGGAAAGAGAAAATTCTTTCCTAAATTCAGGAAGGCCAGTCAGTTAGTTGGCTGGCCTTTCTTTTATTTTTTTTCCTTAATTTTCTTTATTTATGAGTATAGAAGATATTATAGAATCTTTAAATAGATACATACACCTGGAAAGAAGTGAACAAAAGATTTCTGCTAACAGCCATCTGGTTTTACAAAGAACTGTAGAGCCTAATTCAACATTTAAATCATATAAGAAGTATGAATGGATAGTATGGCTAATTGATAATGATTCTAAATATAGAATTCTCACAGTATCTCTTGTAGAAAAAGTCCTGAAAGATCAGGAAGAGAAAATAAATAAGAGATTATGTAATTCTTTATTAGAAGCTCTTTTTAGATTTATAAGAACTGAGGATTACAATCAAATAGTAAATGGTAATTATAAGGGAGGAAGTCTATGAGGTTATTAAAATATGAAGGATTTAAATTGACATTTGAACCGGAGTTACTTACCATAAAAGTCTTTAAGAAGCTTCATCAGAGAGATAAAACCAAAGATAAAAGTAAATTTTTACAGGAGTTAGGGTATATATATTTTTTTGTAGATCCCAGATCTGATTTTCAAATATATACTGATGAAGAGGAGAGGCATAAAAAGATATTAGAAGGTATAGGAGTTTCTGAGACTTGGAAGGTAGATAAAGATCTACGAGAAGCTATAGACTACTATGCTAAATTCAAACCGATATCAGCTCTGTTATTAGATGATACTAGAGCTATGATTAATGGGTACAGGAGCAAGTTGAGAGCTTTAACAGCTACTATGGCTGATCTGGATGTGAAAGAAACAAAAGATGTAGGAAGTATAATAAAGCAAATACCTTCTCTAGTAAAAGATTTGGATGAAGCTGAAAAGGCAATTACTAAGGAAATTGCTTCAAATGATAGAGTAAGAGGTAGTGTAGAAAAATCCATGTATGAAGATCTTATACTATAATATATTTTATTATGGATGAAGAAGTATTAATACAAACTAATGAATATCAAACTCCTATAACTAAAGAGCTTTTATCGAAATATCCTGATGAAGTAGTAGAGCAATTTATGGATTTTGTTTCTACTGTACCTTTTATTCAGAATCTTATTTCTCCTTCTAGACCAAAAATAGAGGAGTTACCTAGAGATAAGTATAATAGAGCTATTATAGATATAACTAACCCACCAATATATAAAGATGCAGATTATTTTAGACAATCTGCATTGTATTTTCTAAAAGAAGGTGTATATACAAAACTTATACCTAATCCTAATCCTAATAGTGAGTATAGAAGATTCTGGGATAGAGAAATAGATAGATGCTATAATGGTCTCTTAAGAGAATCTGACGGAATGTGGATTCCAGGATATTTATACTGGTTCCTTAATTATTGTCCAATGATAATAAATGAATATCAAAAAGGTAAAAAGAAAGCAATAAGAAAGGAAGGATTTGGACTGTTCTTTGAAGGAATTTGGTTGCGATATCTATATCTTAATGATGCTAGAGAAGAAGGACATCATGCTGCTGAACTTGCTAAGAGAGGTTGTAGTAAGAGTTATTCATTGGCATCCATAATGTCAAAAAATTTAATAATAGGAGAATCTGTAGAGACCCAGAGAAGAAATATTACAGTTCTTACAGCATACCAGAAAGAGTATCTTAGAGATGATAAGGATGGAACTTTAAGTAAGTTTGTTCCCACTCTATCTCACTTGTCAAAATACACTCCATTTCCTAGACTGATGATTAAGCAGTCATCTAATGAGATGACCTGGCAAATGGGATACAAGGATGAATATGGAAAACTTCAAGGATCATTAAATATGGTTATGGGAGTATCTGCTAAAGATGACTCTGATAAGTTAAGAGGGAAGAGAGGTTGGATATTATTCGAAGAGTTTGGTAACTTTAATGGACTACTAGAGCTTTATGATGTTACTAGAAAATCAGTAGAAGATGGTGATTTTACTTTCTCTCTAATGTATCTTGCGGGTACAGCCAACAATAAAGAATCTAATTTCCAGTCTGCTAAAACTTTATTATATGCCCCCAGTTCTTATAATATAAAAGAAGTAAAAAATGTATATGATAAGAAAGGTCAAGGAAAAGATTACTTCGCATATTTCTTTCCAGCTTACTTAAATAGAGCAGGATGCTTTAATGAAGATGGAATATCGGATGTAGTAATGGCCCTATTACAAATATTAAATAATAGATATAAAGCAAAATATGGAGCTGATCCAACTTCAGTATTAAGAGTAATAGCAGAAGATCCTATTACTCCTGCAGAAGCTATTATAAAGGTAAAAGATGCTTATTTTAATGTACAAGCTCTTAATGAGAGAGCTTCTCAATTGGATAAAAATCCTAGCCTATATAATGATATATATGTTGGTGAATTATATATTGATGGAGAAGGAGAAGTAAAATTCAGACCAACTGATAGTACTCCTATACGGAGTTATCCAGTTGATAATGATACTAAGGGAGCATTGGAGATATATGCTATGCCTGAAAAGGACAGATCTGGTAAAGTATTCAATAACAGGTATATTATAGGAGTAGACCCTGTTGATAATGATGTAGCTGAATCCTCTTCATTATACTCATGCTTTGTATTCGATTTATTTACTGATACCATAGTAGCTGAGTTTACTGGAAGAAATCCTTTTGCTGATGATAATTTTGAGATAACAAGATTATTATGTTTGTTCTATAATGCAAGATGTTTGTATGAGAGTAATAAGAAAGGAATATATGCATATTTTAAAGTTAAAAGAAGTGCTCATCTCTTAGCTGAAACTCCAGAGTATCTTAGGGACAAACAACTTGTAAAGTATAGTAATGCTGGATCTAATGCATATGGGGTAAATGCTAGTGCTGCTATTAATAATTATGCCAATTCTTTATTAAGAGACTGGTTTAATAAATTAGTTCAGATAACAATAGAAAAGGAAGATGGAACCTATGATCAAGTAAGTGTTCCTATAATATATACTTTAAGAACGAGAGCTTTGATAGAAGAAGCTATACAATTTAATCCTGAAATTAATGTAGATAGAATAAGAGCTATGGGAATGGTTATGATATATAGACAAGAATATATCATAAGGTATGGTGATAATATGAATGCTGAGTCTAGAGAAAAATATGATGAGGATGATTTAAGTAATGATCCCTACTTTAGAAATAACTATGATCTTAGATTTGGCAGTAAATTTAGCTAAAAAGAATGTTAGGAATTAATAAACTATTTATATTATTGTTTTAGAAAGCAGTTTCATGTAACTTTGTAAAGAATAAAATGAATCAAATATGTCTGAATTAATAAATTTACCTCCACAGCAATTACCGTTCTCCAAGAAGAATAAGAAGTGGAGAAAGGCACATCTTGATTGGGCTGACTCTAAAACTTTCTTCAATTATAGTCTTGTAAGAAAATCTGTGATTCATAAAAAGATTAACTACGATCTTTTGAATGGGAAACTCCATATGTCAGATATAGAGTTGGTGTTGAATCCTGATAATATAAAGGCTGGATTTGTTCCAGATAGGATTCAGCATTACCCTATTATGAATAGCAAATTAAATGTATTAAGAGGTGAAGAATCCAGAAGAATTTTTGATTATAGAGTAGTTGTAACTAATCCAAATGCTATCTCTGAAATAGAGAATAATAAAAAGGAAGAGCTATTACAGAACCTACAAAAACTAATAGCTGATACATCTAGATCTGAAGAAGAATTCAACCAAGAACTCGAGAAACTAAATGATTATTATACCTATGAGTGGCAAGACATGAGAGAGATAAGAGGGAATGCTGTTCTTAATCATTATGTTAAAGAATATAATATCCCATTATTGTTTAATAATGGCTTCATGGATGCAGTTACTGTAGGTGAAGAGATGTATCAATGTGATATTGTTGGGGGAGAACCTATAATAGAAAGACTTAATCCTTTAAAGGTTAGAGTATTCAAATCAGGTTATTCTAATAAAATAGAAGATGCCGATATGATTATAATAGAGGATTATTGGAGTCCTAGCAGAGTTATAGATACATACTATGATGTCTTAAGTAAAAAAGATATTGAATATATAGAGAATATCCCTGACCATATTGGTCAAGCATCTATTGATTCAATGGATAATATAGATGAAAGATTTGGTTATGTAAATAACCATATGGTGGGAGAAGAGATAAGTACAGATGGGTTCTATTTTGATCCCTTTAATCTATTTTCAGATTCTATTTCAAATTCTTTACTTCCTTATGATCTAGCTGGTAATATTAGAGTGCTAAGAATGTACTGGAAATCCAGAAGGAGGATAAAAAAGGTTAAATCCTATGATCCAGAGACTGGAGAAGAGGTTTATAATTTCTTTCCTGAAACCTATGTTATAGATAAGGATAATGGAGAGGAGGAACAAATATTTTACATAAATGAAGCCTGGGAAGGTACTAAGATAGGAACTGATATTTATGTAAATATGAGACCAAGAGTAGTACAATATAACAGATTGTCTAATCCATCTAGATGTCATTTCGGTATTATAGGAAGTATATATAATCTTAATGATAGTAGGCCATTTTCTTTAGTTGATATGATGAAGAGATATAATTATTTCTATGATGTTATTCATGATAGACTAAATAAGATAATGGCTAGAAATTGGGGAAAACTATTAAGATTAGATTTCGCCAAAATTCCGAAGAAATGGGATATAGAAAAATGGATGTATTATGCTAAAGTTAATGGTATAGCAGTTGAAGATAGCTTCAAAGAAGGTAATATAGGAGCAGCTAGTGGAAAACTTGCAGGAGCTCTTAATAATTCCTCTTCTGGAGTAATAGATGCTGAGTTTGGGAATTCTATTCAATCACAGATTAACCTTCTTGAATTTATTAAAATGGAAATGTCTGAAGTGGTTGGAATTACTAGACAAAGAGAAGGACAAATAAGTAATAGGGAAACAGTAGGAGGAGTTGAGAGAGCTACTTTACAGTCTTCCCATATAACTGAATGGTTATTTGTTATACATGATGATGTAAAGAGACGGGTATTAGAGTGCTTTCTGGAAACGGCTAAAATAGCTTTTAAGGGTAGAAGTAAAAAGTTCCAATATATACTATCTGATGGCTCCATGAAGATCATGGATGTAGATGGAGATGAATTTGCAGAAGCTGATTATGGCTTAGTAGTAGATAATAGTCAGGGTACTCAGGAATTAGCACAAAAACTTGACATGTTAGCCCAGGCAGCATTACAGAATCAAACACTCTCCTTCTCTACCATTATGAGACTATATAACTCTAGCTCTTTGGCAGAAAAGCAAAGATTGGTTGAAAGAGATGAACAGGCTATACAAGAAAGAAATGCTCAGGCTCAGCAACAACAGTTACAGTCTCAACAACAAATGGTTCAATTGGAAAATGAACAGAGATTAGCTGAAATGCAACAAAAAGAACAGGCTAATATAAGAGACAATGAGACTAAAATTATTATAGCCCAAATACAAGCTAGCAATAAGGAAGACGGAATAAGTGAGCCTGAAGATGATGATGGGAGAGCTGATCTTAGAGAGAAAATTAGAGAGTTCGATGAAAAGCTTAAACTAGAAAAAGAGAAACTTTCCTTTGAAAGGAAAAAACACTCTGATGATATAAGAATAAAAGAGAAATCTTTACAAAACAAAAATACTAACTCTAATAAATAAATAAATAAGATGTTAAGAGTAAAGGATATAATTATTTCAGAGTCCGATCCAAATGATCCAAAGGTTGGGTGGGTGACTACTGCTAATGGAAAACCTACACTTAGATTTAATATAAATGGTGTATGGAAAGATATGATAGAGAAGTCTGATGATCCAGAGGAAGATATAGATAGCTATTATAGAATATTAGTGGACCCAGCTGGTGGTCTTTGGTTATTATCTATATATGGAAATGTAAATTTGAACAATGATGAGCAGACTACTGATATGACCGTAGTTTGTTTCAGTACTGAAGAATCCTTAATGAGATGGAAATTTGTTGCTGAATACACTGTTGGTCAGTATAAGGCATTAACTGGGGAATCCATTTCAAATGAAATTGATTTTGATGATAAACATCAATTTCCATTATATATTGACTCGGATTTAATTAGTTCAGCAAAATATGGTCAATTAGAAGACACAGATACTTTAACAGAGATACTCCAAAGGTTATGGGGTAATTGTGGGGAAGGAACTGTAAGACAGTTTACAGACGGCTATGGAAACATATACAATGTATCTAAAGTAGCAGACAGTAATACTGTTTCAGTAATTAAATATATTCCAGAAGAACAATGGGTAACCTTTTTATTTGGGTCTAATGTGAGCTTCTCTGATAATGCTGCTATAATAGCAGCTATGAATAGAGGGAGCACAGTTACTATAGATTTAGCAGATATACAATCTATTATATCTTCTACTAGATATGGAAATACAGATAATTCTAGTGTTACCCTTTATCCTAATCAGACAGTATGGTGTTCTGTAGCTGCAGAAGCATTAGATGTTACCATCAATACAGATGGTAGGGAAAAAAGTAGTGCGATGTCAGGAGTAAGTTATTTGGCTTGTAAACCTGATGTTAAGACTATACATCTTATAGCTGGAGCCAATATCAGTATATTTCCAAGTAATCTCTTGAGCTTAACAGGCAGTGGAAACAAATTAGTACAATTTACCTTCGTAAAAACAAGTGAAGGAATTGCTTATGAGGTTTATGTTAGTAAATTAGGAGAAGATTTTTAAGATTATGGGAGTGATTAGAAAAATAAAAGATAATGAGCTGGTTGGAGGAACTCAAGATGAAGAAGTTTATCCTATAACAAGTACACAATCAGTTTATAATAGTCAGAATAAGACATTGGATCAGCTGCTAGCTCTTAATCTTCCAATAAATATTTCTGCCAATTATTCTGCCAATTATTCTACCAATGCGTACTCTCTTCAAGAGGCTATAAATGTGGTTCCCTTGTATGATAGAAGAATTGGATTTGTAGGAACATTTTTATCTAAGGATTTAACTCCGAATAAGTGGGTAACTATACAATATAATGGTGTATCTGTAGATAGTAGTTCTTGGGTTAACCCTGATAATTGGGTCCAAATGTTATCTGAATTAGACATAGTTCAGTCTAGTGGGGAATCTGAAGATAAAGTAATGAGCCAGAAAGCTGTTAAGGAGTTTGTAGAAGGATATAGTGGCTCTAAGGTAGTATATGATATCTCCTTATTTGATGCACTATCTTTTGGAGATGATGTTAGTAGTGCTTTTGTGCCTATATCTGGTGGATTTGAAGGTATGTCTAAGTTTCCTTCTATAGGGGATAAGGTAGCTAACGTAGCTTATGGTTCTATCCAAGGAGTGGTAATATTCTCTGGGACGGAACTAAGAACAGGCAGAAAAGTGGTGATATATACGAGTTATGGAGGAGTAAACACTATATATATCAATAACAAATCTGTCTCTAATATATCCAGAACTCATGTATATAATTTTGCCTTATTAAAGACTATTAACAATGATAGCCTATCTTCAGAACTTAGAACCGCATTTATACCAATGAATGGTAATGAGGTAATACCTCCCAGAGCTGGAGATGTAGCTGTCTCAGCTGGATCCTCTGAAAGTGCTGTATTTGTTTCAGTTACCTATGATGATAGTGTTTACACTATTCATTATATAGTAAATGATGAACATAGAATAATTAAAGCATCCTCTGATTGGATAGTACAAGATTACACAGTATATAGTTTACCAGAGTTAAAATATTCAGTAGAAGCTCTAACCGCTGAATTACCTTTATCTAGATTTCTAGTACTTCATACCGGAGACTCACAAACAAATGTTGCTAAAGCATTAGGTATGAGTTCTGAAGCTACTAGTGGTATGATAACTACTTCATTGATTAGACTTAGTACTGTTCCTGTAATTAATCTAGTGTCTAGTAACGCTGATACTAGTAAGAATAGAATAAAGTGTAATATAAGTGAATTTTCTGAGACTATAGGTATTTCAGTTAAAGCCTTGCATAGAATATCTTTTATTTATATGGGTAAGGCATATGATTATGACTTCTATGCGAAAGATAATAATGAATATACTGTTAGAGTTACAGTAGGTGGGTTAAATGTAGAGACACTGTCATTTGTTAATATTCAAGCTCTAAACGGAACTTCTAATGTTACAGCTATAAAGAATGCTTTAAAGATTAGTGATAGATCTATGTCTATTACAGCCAGATTAGAGAATTTGTCTAAATCTATAGTAATATTAACGGATGATGATGCAGAGGACACTTTTGAAGATAAGACTTATGTAAATTTGTATAAGTCTAGAAAGCAAATTAACTCTGTCTCTTATGCTGGTATAGCTATGACCTATAATGGTTCAAATTTTATGCAAACTACTTTCTTCTATAACCCCACTCCAGAGAGTGAAGATCCAGATATCTCAAAAGTGGCTAGGGAAGTTTATGTATTAGAAAATCCTTCAATTGATTAGTATTATGAATGTAAGACATGACGATGATTTTAAAATTGCCTTAAATTTCTTAGGAGAAGGTGGAACTCCCCTGAATAATTCTGAGGTAAAATTTGAATTTATCTATAAAGATTGTGAGGGTAATCAATGTAAAGTATCTTTTGATGGGACAACTAGATTGAATAATGTGGTTAAGGATGATAGGGTCATAGCTATATTCGAGGCTAATACTTTTCAAAGAGGTCAATTATCTGTAACAAGGAGATATCAAGTAGATGATAGTGATTTCAAAGATGGCGTATGGAACTATAGTTCTCCACATGATAATGAATTGGTAAATGTAATTATAATATAGATGAAAGATACCTGTATCACAGTAGAAGAACAAGTAATTATTCCTAATGTACCAATCATAGAAGAGAATATACTTTACCCAGAACCTCCTGTTACAGTAGAAGAACAAGTAATTATTCCGGCTATTGTTCAAGAACCAAATGAAGTAGAACAAGCCATAGACCCTGCATGGAGTTATATATGGAATTACCAGAACAAGAAGCCTTAGAATTACAAGAAAAATATAATATAGAAAATGGGAACTATTATAATAACAGGTAATAAAGGAAATGGAGGGGGAGGACTCCCACCCCAACAAAAAATCGACGTGGCGGCGGAGGGGATTCATTTGAGTTATTCTACTTTTGAAGAAGTACCAAGTTATTTTGACTTTTCCGCAGTAACTAATGCACAGTATATGTTTGCTGGGTGTAGTTCTGTAACTTCTATTGATTCTTTTGACTTTTCAAATGTAAAATATACAAATAATATGTTTTATGGTTGTACAAACTTGACAACAATCGGGAATATAATATTCCTGAATACAAGTTTGTCATTAGCGGATTCTCCTAATCTCGACCAAGACACGTTAATCAGATTCGGGGGGATTTCGAATGAGGCGGGGAGGCCGGGAGTGGCGGCTCTTAAAACCCTCGGATTACCGGCGGCGACCTTGACATTCAACACGGCGGCGCAAGCGTTTTTAGAGTCAGAAGGAATTATCGCCAAACTGACCGATGAAAACTGGACGGTTAATTTCGCCGATTCGATGTAATGGATAAAAGAACACAATCAACAAAACCTCATAAAAAACAAATACCCATGAATATAGAAGAAAAAACCTATCAAAAGATTACTCCCGCAACGGAAGGTAATTACCTGACTACCTACCGAGAAGGCGATGATATAAAGACTTACGAAGGTGTCAAAGCGATGTACACGCCGGCAGACTTCGACGCTTCAACCGTAAGGGAGATTACACCGGAGCAACATCTAAGTTATCATGCAGCCAAAGAACAGACTTTGCAGGAGGAAACAGAACAGGGAAATAATGCTTAAAATGCAACTAATAAGATAATAAATGTTAGTATGTATGATCAGTACTATCAAGAAATATTTATGGATTATACTAGTAATAGTATTAGGTCTGCTTATGGTTAGTACTTGTGTACTATACAATAGGTCCAGAAATTTAGCTAATGAACTTTCCATTTCATTAGCTAATGAAAAAGCCTTTTCTGCAGAAAATTCTATCTTAAAAGATGAGAGTAGAGTGTTTCAATTTAGAATAGAACAATTAGACTACTACAATGATTCTCTTCTGGAGCAAATGAATAAGGTCAGGAAAGAACTTAAGATAAAAGATAGTAAGTTAAAGCAAATGCAATACCTATTAGCTCAATCTTCTAAGAAAGATACTATATTCTATAGAGACACTATATTTAAGGATGCAACTATTAATATGGATACTGTGCTAGGGGATAAATGGTATAAGTTACAATTAGGCTTGAGATATCCTAACACCATAATAGTTAATCCAGAATTTACTACTGAAACTAATATAGTTTGGAGTGTAGATAAGGAAACTATAAAGCCTCCCCACAAATGCTGGCTTGTTAGATTATTTCAGAAAAAACATAATGTATTGAAAGTTGATATTATAGAAAATAATCCTTATTCTACAGTTAGAAAAAGTAGATTTATAGAGGTGATAAAGTAATAGTAAATATTTTATTTATATAATTGATTATATCAAACTATTTGTATATCTTTGTTTATCTTTAATAGGCATATAAAATGGATAATAGAATTATAAATAGAGCAGAGGTTATTAATTCTCTGCTAGTGAGTGTACTAAGAAATATACCAGCAGGTGATTTTAACCCTGGGATTGGATTTTTAGTGAAAAATATTACTGAGGGGAATATACAACTTCAAGTGAGACCTGCTGGTCAATCAGAGTTTATAACTACTGTCTTATATCCTGGCTGGAATCCAGAGATTTATTCTGAGATTAAAGGAGTATTAGCAAATACCTTGCAATATGGATATTAAATACTAGGTAGGAATAATCTTGTACCTATCAATACTAATAGAGCTGTAACCTATCTAACTAAATCCAACTATCATAATAGTAATTATGTGTTAAATATTCAAGCTAGTACCTTTACAGGAGGAAGTAGGCTATGTATAGGAGGAAAAGTAGATGGTCAAACCGCTGGAGATATGTTTTTTTCACAAACTTCTTCTGTATCCTTATTCTATGCATGTAGATCTTTTAAAAATACAATTAAAGAAGTTGAAAGTAAAAAATAATTTTTAATATATGGATCCAAGTTTAATTACAGGAATTGTAACTTTGGGTACTAACCTAGCTACAGGTATAGTAACCTGGTTACTAGCCAGAAGAAAATATAATACGGAAGTAGACTCTAATGAGATAGAAAACTTAAAGAAATCTCTAGAGTTTTATGAGGATATAGTAAGAGATAATAATAGAAAGCTTCAATTCTATATTAAACTTGCTGAAGATAATAGAGTAGAAGTATATAGATTGAAGGGTATTATTCATAGATTATTAAACAATTCCTGCTTGGATAATATTTGTACTAAAAGACAATTCTATACTGAGGATCAAATTAGGGATATTTTAGGAGAGGTAGCCCCTTGTACTGAAGAGGATGAAAAAGAATAATAAAACAGGTATATGGAATTAAATCTAAAGAGAGTATCAAAAACTAATAATTATACCATAGGACAGCTATATATTAATGGTAAATATGAATGTGATACATTAGAGGACACTGACAGAGACCTAACTAGTTCAATGTCTTTAGAAGAAATTAAATCAAAGAAAATTTATGGTAACACAGCTATACCGAAGGGAATTTATAAGATTACCTTAGATATAGTAAGTCCTAAATTTAAAGATAGAGTATGGGCTAAGTTTTGTAATGGGAAGTTGCCTAGACTTCTTGATGTTAAAGGTTATGACGGAGTTCTCATTCACGTGGGAAACAAAGTAGGTGATACTCTTGGATGCATTCTAGTTGGGAAAAATACTAGTAATGGAGTTATTAGTAATAGTACTATTACATTTAAGAAGCTTTATTCATATCTTCTAGTAGCTAAGGAAAAAGGAGATAAGTTAACTATTAAAATAGAGTGATCAATATGAAAAGAAGTGGATGTAAAGGAAAAAGTAAAGGAAAAGGTAAAGGTAAAAGTAAGTAATTATGGGAAGACCTAGAGCATTAAATGGTACAACTGGAGCTTCCTCTCTTAGAAGGAGAAGAGAGCTGAAGAAGAAGAGAAAAAGATAAGGTTTAACTATGAGAAGGCTAGTTATCTATAAGTTGGAATTGATCTGCGTGAAATATGTTCCAATAATTATTGCTCTCCTTAGTTTACTAGATAATGTGTTAATGTACTATGATATTAGCCTAGATATACTTTCATATATTGCCGGTACATCTATATTAACTACTATTCCACTGTAGTGAATTATTCAAGTCATGGTTTGGAGAAGATATAGACCAGAAAGTCATTGAAGCAGCTATATTATACTGGTTCAAAGATGATGATTGTAAGAGTAATTCAAAATTGTGGAATCATTTCAAGGAAAACTAATTATAAAGGGCAGGTTATCTTGCCCTTTATTTTTTTTACTTATCCTAAGTGTAAATAATTTACTTATATTATTAATATAACTCTTCTTTAATACTTGTTGCGAACTTGGTTTATATATATCTTTGCATTGTTTATTAATAAATAGGAGAAACAAATATGACTGAAGAGCTTAGTTTAGACAATATTCTGGGATCAGATGAAATAGAAAATCTATTCTCAGAGGAAGAAGAAACACAGGAGGTTTCCCAAGATAACGATGGGGACAATCCTGAAAAAAATAAAAATGATAAAGATAATGAAACTACTGAGGTTATTGATGTAGATAATTTATTTACTGATTCACTAGAGAGCGTAGGTAGTGGAAAAGAGAATAATACAGGGGATAGGGAAGATACTTATTCTGAAGAGGATAAGGATGCTTCTCCCAATAAACACTTCTACTCTTCCGTTGCCAAAGCCTTGAAAGAAGAAGGTATCTTCCAAACCCTTGAAGATAATGAAGTTGAAGGAATATCTTCAGCTGAAGACTTTGCTGAGATTATAGATAAGCAAATTCACTCTATGTTAGATGACAGACAGAAGAGAATAGATGAGGCTCTAAATGCTGGAGTGGATATTTCAGAAATTCAGAAATATGAGAAAGCTCTAGAGTTCTTTAACTCTCTTCAAGAGAGTGAAATCACTGATGAGAGTGATAAAGGGGAAAGATTAAGAAAACGGCTTATTTATACTGATTTTATAAATAGAGGGTATAGTGCTGAAAGAGCTCAAAGAGAAGTGCAAAAATCATTTAGCTCTGGCACTGATATAGAGGATGCTAAAGAGGCTCTGACAAGTAATAAAGAATTCTTCCAAACAGAATATGATAATATTATAAAGGAAGCAAAGGAAGAAGAACAAAAGGAAGTGGAAAAGAGAAAGAAACAGGCAGAAGATTTAAAAAGATCAATTCTTGAAGATACTAAAATATTTGGAGACTTACAAGTAGACAAGGTAACTAGAAGAAAGATTTATGATAATATAAGTAAGCCTGTTTATAAAGACCCGGAGACTGGAGAATTATTCACAGCTATTCAGAGATATGAAATGGAGAATAGAACTGAATTTCTTAAGAATATTGGGTTGCTTTTTACACTAACTGATGGCTTTAAAAATTTGGATAATTTAGTAAAGAATAAAGTGAGAAAAGAAGTAAAGAAAGGTCTTAGAGAGCTAGAACACACTCTCAACAACACATCAAGAACATCAGACGGAAATTTAAAATTTGTAAGTGGGGTTGAAGATGATCCAGAGTCCTTTATTGGAAAAGGATGGGAAATAGATGTGTAGTCTAAGTCTTTCATAATTTTATGAAACATATCTAACTATTAAAAAACAACAGAAATGGCAGGAAAATTAGGAAAATTCCAAATGGTAGGTTTCCAACATTGGAAGGGTTGACTCACAAGTTAAGCCCTTGTAAAATTGGGTAAAATCGGTGAAGCCCTCCATTAATTTAATGGGTAATACCGAGCTAAACTGTATGGTAATACATACAGTCAGTGTAACGCATAGAAGATGAAACTATATAATATAGAATATAATTCTTCCACGAGTGCCCAACATTAATTCATTAAGATTAGTCACAGAATTAATGAAAATGTATGCTGAACTTACACAATGGTAAAGTGTAAGAACTAAGAGATAAAAAGCTCTTAGGATAACAGATTGTTAACAAAAGAGAACCACTTGGGTTCTATCTTCCAATTAGCTCCACAAAAAGCTACCAACCTTATGGTTCAATTGCTTGCCTATTACAGAGGTAAAACCCTTGACACATTCCTAAATCAGTTCCCAGTTAGAGAATTTGAAGATGATACTGAGTATTACTGGGATGTAATAGGTTCTTCAAGGAGAAATATTCCTCTTGTAGAGGCAAGAGATGAGAATGGCACTCCTGTTACTGCAGGAAGCCCTAATGTTGGTGTTGGTACTACTCCTTTTTATTTAGTCTTCCCTGAAGACTGGTTTGCTGATGGAGAAGTAATTGTTGGTCATTTGAACCAAGTATATCCATTCAGAATACTAGGTGACCCCAGAATGGAGGGAACTAATGCGGTGTACAAAGTTGAGTTGATGGGAGGTAATACTGCAGGATGCCCTGCAGAGAGACTCCTTGCAGGGGAAAGATTCTCTGTAGATTTCGCTCCAGTAGAAAAGGAATTATCAAGGAAAGTAGGTGATGTTAGATTTACTAGTCCTATTTCTATAAGAAATGAGTGGTCTACAATAAGAATTCAACATAAGGTTCCAGGTTCTGCTCTTACAAAGAAACTTGCTGTGGGCATACCTATGACTAAAGCAACAGAGAACGGGAGACTTGTCAAGTCTATAGCTACCATGTGGATGCATAATGTAGATTGGGAAATTGAACAACAATTCTCTGAGTATAAAAATAATGCTCTTGCATTTGGTACTTCAAATAGAAATTCCAATGGGGAGTATATGAATATTGGTAAATCAGGCAATGTGATTAAGACAGGTGCTGGTTTAAAGGCTCAAATAGGCCAGCTAGCTGCATAAGCAGTCAAGAAATTAAAATTAACAAAACTAAATCGGTGGAAGTCCTGAGATGGATAATACCGAGCTAACTATAGGAACTAAAGAGCTTATAGTAGTGTAGAGACTAGAGGTTGAAACTCTTTATATTATGACTAAATATGGTAGAATTTATATAATAAGAAATACTATAAATAGTAAGGTTTATATAGGACAGACTAAAGTAAGCTTAAAATTGAGATTTCAAAATCATTTATCTGCTGCAAGAAATAACAAAGACTATGTTATAGGTAAAGCGATAAGAAAATATGGTGAAGAAAACTTTTATATAGAATTACTTGAAGAGTGTACTATAGAAGAACTTAATGATAGAGAAAAGTACTGGATTTCTTATTTTAATTCTACTGATAATAAATTTGGTTATAATATGTCTATTGGGGGTAATGTTATTAGAACCACTAAAGAATTAGACAAAGACTTAATAATAAGCATGTTCAATTCTGGGATTCCAGCATATAAAATAGCTAAAATTTTACATACTGGAGTACCTAATATTACTAGTCTATTAAAGAGATCTAATATAATTTATGGCTTAGATTTGCAGAAGACTAATAAACTTGAGGAGTCTATGATAATAGATTTATATTTAGATGGTTATAGTACAGTAGACATAGGGAAAAAGTTTGGTAAAAATAAGAGTACGATAAGAAGAATACTCTTGAGAAATAATATTAAACTTAGAGCCTTTAAAGAGACTAAAAACTTGGGAAGAGATCTCCCAACATTACAATAGTAATGCTCCACGAGAGTTTTGCATTTAGATGTGGTAATCTGAATGAATATATAGTCCGAACTTCATAGTAATATGAAGAAATAGTGGATAAAGAGCCACTATGATAACATAATGTATTTGAGCAAATGGAAGTAGCTAATACTATGTATTATAATACTTTCAGCTTGAAACTTCTTGAAGATGCCCTGTATGAATTATCTGCATCCAAGTTGGATTTTGGTGATAGATATTTCTTAATCAAAACAGGTGAAAGAGGAGCTATTCAATTCCATAAAGCTGTATTGAATGTAGTTTCAGGTTGGACCCAATTTGTATTGGATAACAGTTCTACTAGAGTAATAGAGAAAACCCAGTCTAGATTACATACAAATGCATTATCCGCAGGATTCCAATTTGTTGAATATAAAGCTCCCAATGGGGTCAGAGTTAAAATTGATGTAGATCCTATGTATGATGATCCAGTTAGAAATAAGATACTTCATCCTCTTGGAGGAGTGGCTTATTCCTACAGATATGATATTATGTATATCGGAACAATGGATCAGCCGAATATCTTTAAGTGTAAGATTAAAGGTGATACAGAATATAGAGGGTATCAATGGGGGTTAACGGCGTAAGCCTTTACACATTTCTCAGCTCCCAAAGTTCTCCCCTAGAAACAGAAGTAGAGCTAGTAAAGAAAAACAAGGTTAATTGCTGGAAGTTCCTTAGAGCTTTCACTGCTTTTTAAACTTCAAACATTTAAATATGGAAGTTAAAGAATTATGGAAGCCTCTGCTAGAATATAAAGGCATAGAGGTAAGCTCAATTGGTAGAATAAGAAAAGCTGCTAATAAGAGTAGAAAAGAGAGAATCTTGACTGAATTTCCTAAAGATAGAGATGGTTACTACAGATGCTCTGTGCAAAGACTTGATGGAACATGGACTTCTCAACCAGTCCATAGATTAGTTGCCAAAGCATTTATCCCTAGAACTAAGAATAGAGATATAGTTAATCATATAGATGGGAATAGAACTAATAACAGAATAGAAAATCTTGAATGGGTAACTCCAAAAGAAAATGTCATTCATTCATTTAAATTTGGTTCAAGAAAAATTTGTAAACAAGTTCCCAAGAAGACTATTCTAACAGATTTCCAAGTTAATCAGATAGGGAAATTAAGAGAATTATATACAGTCAATCAAATAGCTAAACTTTTTAATATAGAATATCAGTCTCTCAAAAATATAATTCATAAAAAGAAACAATGTGAAAGATTGGATGATCAGCAGCCAAGCATATATACTAGTATATATGAAGGTTCAGAGACTATCCCAGATGGGAGTAAGTAGTAAGTACTACTGAAACGCCTTGCTCACTTAATATTAAGTGATGAAGATATAGTCCGAACTCTAATGAAAGTTAGAGATAATACATGGAAACGATGTATTAGCAACATAAAAAAAATGTGAGAAATCCATATACAGGACAGAAGGGTAATCCCTATATGTCTTTTGATGAGGACTCGGCAGTTATTCATAGAATGGCCACTTTAGGTATCTGTGTTCTTGATCCTACGAGAACTATGTCAATTATTCCTGCTATACTGCAGGGTTAATATAATGGGAGTAGGTACTCCTACTCCCTATTTTTTTTTTAGAAAGGAGAAGATATGGCAAAAAATAAAGTAGAAGAAAATATAAATTACGAGACACCTGAATTTGAAATAGATGAAGATTCCATCAAAGAAGTCTCTATGAGAGAGGTTTCAAAGTTGCATCACAATCTTGAAGGAGAGAGCAATGCTTCTGAAGTGTTGGAGAAATCTAACACTGCAAAGAATAATGCTCTAATTAATTGTTTGAGAAAAGAGAGAGTTATAGTAAGACATATACCAAAAGAAGGAGGAATGATCACAAACCCCAAACATGTGTTATATGGAGGAATGGCTGAAAATGCTAGCAGAACATTCGTAGTTCCTAGATTATCTTCTGGTATGTTTGTAAATGTTCTTACAGATGCTGAGAAAGCTTTTCTAGAGGAAATTATGGGGCTTGAATATAATTCATTAAGTATCTACAAGAAAGTCGATAATTTCTGGGATGACTCTAACGAAAATGGAATTTCAAAGGTAACATTGAAGAAGCAAGATAATTATTTTGATTTATCTAACCCGGAGGATTATATAAGATATAAGATACTACTAGCCAATAAAGATTTTATCGCTTCTTCATTACAGGAATTACAGGACCATCCAAAAGCTACCTATCAGTTTGTTATTGTAACAGAAGGTGATGAGATTAAATCTGCTAGAGGAAATATGAGTAATACTATGAGATGCTATAAGGAATTCGGTAAGGTAGAAAATGATATAGATACATTAAGAGTAATAATAGAATCTATAGACGGAAGACCTACATCTCCCACTGCTAAACTGGAATTTTTGCAAACGAAAATTAATAGTCTTATTCAAGCAGACAGCAAACTCTTTTTAAGAGTGATTACTGATCCCCTGCTTAGTACTAAGGTTCTTATAAAGAAAAGTATTGAAGCAGGCCTCATTTCAAGTAGAGGAAACTATTTATACTTGAAGAGTGATAATACTCCCCTATGTGAGATTAATGAGGAACCTACTCTGAATATAGCTGCTAGATTCCTTAATTCTCCTAAGCATCAGGAATTGAAATTTTCTTTAGAAGCAAAGTTAAAATAGTATGAATAATAAAGAATTCTCTAATGAGTTTGACATACTTTATAATAATCTAATGAGTAATAATGCAGCTCCATTGAATGAGTATGAGAAGAGTGTCTTACTTACTCAATCCCAAGAATCTATAGTGATAGATATATATAATGGGAGATTCAATGGGGAATCCTTTGAAAATACTGAAGAAGTTACAGAATATATAAGTAACTTAGTTAAAGAAGTTACTTTAAGTGATAAGATAGAGAATGAGGCTCATAAGAATTCTATATTCTTTCAACTACCGGAAGATCTATGGTTTATAACTTATGAATCTGTTAACTTAAGTGATGAATCTCTAGGATGTGCAAACAATAAAGATGTAATCGTAGTTCCAGTATCTCAAGACAACTTTTATAATGTATCGAGAAATCCATTCAGGGGTCCCAATGATAGGAGAGTTTTAAGATTAACTATTGGAACTAAAGCAGAATTAGTTAGTAAATACAATATAAAATCTTACACTGTCAGGTATCTTTCTAGACCAGATCCTATTATCTTGGAGGACCTGACAGGTTATGGGGTAAGTATAAATAATAAAACAAAAATAACAGAGTGTAAACTAAATCCTGTAATCCATAGGGCTATACTTAATAGAGCAGTTTCTCTTGCTAAGGCTATATGGTCATCAGGTGCATAAATAATTTATTGTGTAATTTAATATATATATTAAAATGGCGACATTTAGTACAAATCAAGCAAGACAACTTTATGTAGCAGAAGCATTAAAACCCTCTAATGTTATTTCAACTGACACAGTCGGCTCTATTGCAGTAAAATCTGACACAGCAAAAAATCACCTGTATTTTGAATACATGGGAGCTGGAGGTATGTTAAGAAGTGACCTAATAGATATTAAAAATATCATGTATGCTAAAGCAACAGATGCTGATGATCTGGCTCATGAACTAGCTAAGTACAAGGTAACTTTAGATCCCAATGTAAATGAAGGATCTCCGGTGGCTGGTCAAGATTATATTCTTAGAATTGCCTTTAGAAACTATATTGGTATGTCTGAGGAAGATCAATACTTTAAATATGGCATGGTTCATGCAGTACCAGGAATGACAGCAGGTAGTTTTTATCAAGAGCTTTATAAGTCACTGAAAAAGAATTTCTCAAGAGAGACAGAGCAGTTGTTGGACTTTAGTCTAGAAGGAACTGCAGCTAAAGCTACTATGGCTACTAATAAAGGTATTACAGTAACTGCTGTGGAAAATGGAGTAATAGGGAACTCTATTAAATTTGCAATAGAGTCAATTGCAGCTGCAAATGCAGGTTTTAAAGTAACACAAGAAGATGGATTTACCGTTATTAGAGCTTCCTTGACAAATGCTAAGAAAACTATCAAAGATTTGAAGGAGTTGGTAGCTGCTAATCCAGGTATAGCAGCTATGATTTCTATAGTTGGTATAGATAGCACAGTAGTACAATTAGAGGCTACTCCTGTAGCTCTTACTGGTGGAGATGCCAGTGGATTGATAGTAGAAGAGGTTCCTCAAGAATGGATACTTGGCACATTCCCTCAAGTCCCTGTAAATTTCACTCTTATGCCGGATATTATTGTAGTTAATGGTGATGATAGAATTTGGGGTTTGGTAGAGAAACAAGCTTCAACTAATAGTATCCCCGATGGACATAAGATTGCAGATCTGGAATACTTCTGTATGGGTGAGAGAGGAGATGTTTATAGAATGATGGGATTCCCTAATGTTATTAGAACCAAGTACTTGGTGAACCCTGATTTAAAATATAATACTATTGACATTCACTATGCCTATGTCGGCTCTAATGAGGCTGTTCAGAAGTCAGAAAAGGATATTACAATCGTAGTTCCTAAAGTTGGAAAAAATAATCAGACTAGTAATAAACTTACTAATGACATTATTTCAGCTATTAATACTGCTACTGGATTAACAATTACAGCACTTGATGTCTCTGCATAGGACTATTAAATAATTAAGGGAGACTAATGTCTCCCTATTTTTTTTTATCACCTTTATAATAAAGTGCTATGAAATTCAATGAATTGTATGTTAATCCAGAAGGAACATTATTGGTAATAGAGGTTCAATGCACAGATACTGAGGGTATTTATCCTAAACAAGTGGTGATAGATAATCAAGATACTTATACTGAAGGGATGCCTAGTTCGTCTCCTATATATCAAAGCATTAATTCTGATCAGTCTAAAGTTTTTAGACTAGAGATTCCCAAAGAATCTTTGGATATATCTGATAACTTACTATTTGTGTACTGCAGAAGTGATAAAGATGACATAATTATGTGTCCTGTATGTAACTTTTTTAGAATATACCAAAGTTTCATGCCGTCTGTAAAAACTATTGGAACATCATGCTGTTGCCCTCCGAAAGTGTTTATAGATTATATCTTAAGATTTAAAGCTTTTGAACTATCTATCAAAGCAGGAAATTATCTTCAAGCTATACAATTTTGGAACAAATTCTTTAGGAATAAAGAATTAAAAAATTTATTTGGTAATGGATGCTGTAAATAAATACTTGTCGAACTCATTGATTTCTTATTTTAATGCTTTGACAAAACTTGGATACATATCCTATGGAAAAGTAAATAGGTTAATAGCAGTGCTATTTATTACAGAAATGTTAGAGATAGGCTATAATAAAACTATAACTGAAGAAGATTATAGAGCTATTGGAGAAGCTTTAACCTGCTTATTTGGATCGAATTGTTTATTACCATATCCAGAGTTTATAAGAAATGTTACAGAAACTGTAAAATATAATCCATTTCTATAATAATTAATATAATATTTATACTAGAAAAATGATAATATCCTTGTTGCAAGAATAAATTTTACTTATCTTTGCAATAAGGATTTTTTATTATATACAAATATGAGTACATTTAGAGAGTTGACTTATTTAGTTTTGGATGAGCTTAAACTACATTCTGATGATTCTACATTCACTGAAGATCATGTTATGATTCTTCTTGATAAATATAGGGCCTTTCTACTTAAGCAAAGATATTCAAGTGTTAAGAAACGAATGCCTTCCAGTAATTATCAGACTATATGCTTAGATTTAATTCAGGTTCCTGCTATATCCGGTGAACCTTGTGAGGGAGGAATCTATCTTAGAAGCAAAGATAAGATACCATTTCTTATGCAAATTGGGACACCTAAGGTTTATCCAGTTGATTATTACCAAGGTGATATAGCTTATGTTAGTAGGGATAGGATGAGATATGTAGGGTATAACAAATTTCTAAAGAACATTATTTATTGTTCTATTGGCCCTGATAACTATTTATATTTTAAGTCTTGTAATCCTCAACATCTATACCTTGAACATGTAAGACTTACTGGGATATTTTTTAATTCTATCAGAGCCTCTGACCTCCAGTGCCCTGATGAAGAAGGTAAAATCCCATGTGATATATTAGATAGAGAATTTCCTATAGAGGATTCTCTTATTTCTCCTCTTGTAGAGCTGACAGTTAAAGAACTTTTGGGAGCTTCTTACAGACCGACTGATCCTAATAATAATGCTAAGGATGATCTATCTGATATGGCCTCCTTTATAGCTAGGAATACAAAGAGTAATTTTCAAAAACAATTAGAATAATACTATGGCTAATCCAGAAGAGGTAATAAGCTATGAAGAGTTTAAAGGTTTAGTTAATAAAGTAAAAGAAAATAGACACCATAAAATAAAAAACTCGTATGGAGTTTATGATGGGTATAAATTTTACAGGAAGACTAAACCAAAAGAACCTAAATATATACTTACAGAATCTCAGTATTTTTCTATTATTAGAAAAGTAAATAAATTGTTAGCTGATTTATTATCAAAAGGTGATGATATTACGTTACCATGTAGATTGGGAAAATTAGAGATAAGAAAATATAAAGCCAATATTGCTTTAGAAGGAAATAAAATCAAGACTAATCTCCCTATCGACTGGGATAGAACTCTTAAATTATGGTATGAAGATGAGGAATCCTATAAGAATAAAGCACTTATTAAAGTGGAAGAAAAAGAAATATTTAAAATCTACTATAATAGGAATGTAGCTAATTTTATTAATAAGTCTTTCTATACTTTTCATCTAAATAGAAATATAAAGAAAGAATTAAAGCAAAATATAAAGGAGGGAATAGTAGATAGTTTTATGATATAAATTATTTAGATATGGCTGAACAATATTCAAGTATAAAATTAATTTTAGATAAGATACTTAGGCATCCTCTTATGCAAGATATAACATTAGAGACAGCAGTTGACTATTGTGTAGATTTCATGAGGATTGTTGGAACACCTAGTATATTTGAAGAAAAAACAGAAATAATTAAAGTGAAAGAATATAGGGCTATTCTTCCTTGTGACTATTATCAAGTTATTCAGATAAGGAAAGTTGGAGGAGCAGCCTTCAGATATTCTACAGACTCATTCCATATGAGTGAATGTAAACATGATTATAAAAGAGGTGTAAATGATTTAACCTATAAAATACAGGGCAATATTATATATACATCTATTGAAGATGGAGATATAGAGATATCCTATGAAGCTATAGCTACTGATGAAGATGGATACCCTCTTATTCCAGATAATAGTAGCTTTACTAGAGCACTTGAACTCTATATTAAGAAAAAACAGTTTACTGTACTATTTGATTTGGGGGAGATAAGTCCAGCTATATTGCAAAATGTACAACAAGAGTATGCTTGGGCTGTAGGGGATTGTGAATCTGAATTCAATAGATTATCTATTGATAAAGCTGAATCCTTCTTTAACTCCTGGAGAACTCTTATTATAAGGGATGGAGAGCATATAACTGGCTTTAAAAACAATGGAAGTAAGGAAAGACTAAAACTATATTAATATGCGGCAGGGTCAATCTATTTTTAAAGTTAGGGGAATGCAGAGAGATTTAAGTGTTTCTGCATTTAACTCTCAATATTCTTATGAAAATAAGAATATTAGAATAATGTCTACGGATGATAATACTCTGCTAAGTATATCTAATGAGAAGGGGAATATATCCCCTTATATTTATGGGATAGGGGATTCTATAAAAGGTATTCCAATTGGACAGTCCCTTCTTAATGATGAATTAGTAATATTCTCATCTGGGCAGATAATTATCCAGAGGATAAAAGATATAGACGCCTCATCTAGCATCATAAATGATTTGACAGTTTCTGAGAAAGATATTGAAGATATTGATCACGAAGATTTTGAAGATAAAATATATAAGATATGGCTAGATGGATTAAATGTAAGAGGAAAAATCTTATTCTCTGGTAATTTAAAATTTAACCCAAGGTATCCTATAGAAACTATCTCATTATATGAAAATGAAAATTCAAAAAAGGTGTATTGGGTAGATGGTATAAATCAACCTAGGGTTATAAACATAGCCTCTGAAACAGAATGGAAGGATAACTCCTTTAATTTTGTGAAAGAGGTAATACCTCCTGATAGTGTTACTATAGATACAATAGATGGGGGAGGACAATTCTCTAGTGGAGTAATACAGTATTGTCTAACATATGTTAGTGAATATTTACAAGAGAGCAATATAGTTTACACATCTCCTCTGTATTTTACCTCTTCTGGAGGTGAAGGAGGTTCTCCAGAAGAGATATCTAATAATTCTTTTAGGATAAATATATACAATCCTGACACATCTTGGGACTATGTGAGAATCTACAGTATATTTAGGTCTTCTATTAATGCAACTGCTGAAGTTAAAAGAGTTGTAGACTTAAGCATAGGAACATCTACTGGCGGTAGTTTAACTTATACAGATTCTGGGAATTATGGAGATATTGAAGATCCTACAAAGCTCTTATATGTTGGAGGAGTAGAGGCTGTATTTGGTACTATATCACATAAGGACGGTACATTATTCCTTGGGGACATTAAGGTTAGTGATGATCACTTGTGGGTAGAAAATAATACAAAGGCTAATATAGTATTTGGCACAGAGAGAATTTTAGATAGGCTTCCACTCCAGCAAGGAGTTTATAGTTATGAGAATACCTTACTTAATCCAACAGAGAGAATATTTAAATATGGGGAAACTTATAGACTTGGAATACAATTCCAAGATAAAGTAGGTAATTGGACTAATCCTATATTTATAACGGATATAGTAAATAATATTAAACCAACTGGCGGAAGAGAAATAAGTACTGGAAGTGGTACTGATAAACAGAATGTTGGATGCTTTTGCGGTATATTTGATAACAATAACATCCTAACTAAATATCTAAAGGAACATGGATATATTAGTGCTAGACCTCTGGTGGTTTATCCCAAATTTTCAGAAAGGACTATCATAGCTCAAGGAATAGTGTGTCCTACTGTATTTAGAGCTTCTGATAGATACAATAATGCTCCTTATGCTCAGTCCTCTTGGATATTTAGACCATTTGGAATAGGAGAACAGGGTAATATGGGTACTACCACTTTTAATAGCCATGGTTATAGGGCTGAGTTTAGACACTGTATGCATTTGCCTCCAGTAAACTACAGAGAGTGTGAAATACAAAATGCAGGACTCAATAGTTTGAAGTCTGTTACTCCATTTATAACTTCTAATCATTCTAATTGGATCAATAATTACGGAGATGAGTTTTTTGTAGATCATTCAATTTTCACTTTTCATTCTCCAGATATTGAATTGGGGGACGAATTTATAATGGATAATCTATATAACTATAGGATAAGAGTAGTAGGGATTGTTCCTATAAGTTCAAAATATGTTACCAGAACTTTGTCCACTTCTTCCCCCACTTTAACTTATACATATACTGGAGGAAGCTCAACTGGATATGGAAGGTATATCGAAGGACAGGAAATTTCTTTAGATTCTAAATTGGATATAGCACAAGCATGGTATAGTATTGGAGCTGATGTTTTGTGGATGGATTATGCTGTTAAAGGAGATAAGGTAGTAGCTAGGGAAGGAAATTACTCCTGGGGATATCTTACATACTTATGGCATAGAAATGGATCTCTTAATAATGATAATGGAGGAGGATCTGCTAAGTTAAAATCCAAAACTGAAGCGATGCTGAGATTCTCCTATAATACTTATTATCTAGATACTCCGGTGCTAGTACAAAGTAGTAAAGATTTTCCTGATATGTCTATATGGGATTCTAATGAGATATCTGCTATATATGTGGGGGATAAAACATATTATGGTAATATAGACTCTATAATATCTCCGGTAAAGGGAGAAACAGGAAACTATAATTATCCGGTAATTGTAACTGGATCATCTAGTGATCAAGGCAGACCAAAAGAGATATATAGAGGTTACGCAAGGAAACCTGAATATACTAATTCAGGTTCTGGAGATAGTGTTCCTGCAATGAACACTGAGTTGACTGGGGCTGTTAGTATGAAGTATAAATCTCCTAAACACCTGGTTATAAATTTGGGGGATATATATACTGATAGCAATAATCAAACGAATTATACTCAATGGATACTTCCACAAATTAAATCTAAAAATGGTGGCATCATAAATCTTCCTTATGGCGAAACCCAGTCTAGTCCTCCCTTCTGGACAAATATAAGTTCAGGAAATACTATATTTAATTTTAGAAGTATAGAAATACCAAATGATATAGGAGATTATTTCAGTCCTGGTTATAATATATCCGCTGGAGGAGGAGTTATGTATCTATGTGATATAATAAGAGACAATATAGATAAAACCACTCTATTTGGAGGAATAACTAAGGATGCTATGTTGGCTAATGAATGGCTTATAGCTGGAGAAGATGTATCTCTACAGAACATATCTGAAAGTGTGGGATTCATTGTGTATTGGAATTGGGGGGACACCTACTATCAAAGATATGACTGTTTAAAGACTTACCCATTTGATTCAGAATCCCAAAATAATGTAATAGATGTTTTATCTTTTATGTGTGAGACTAGGATAAACTTAGATGGGAGATATGATAATAATAGGGGTACTAAAAATCTACTCAATATTAATATAGATAACTTCAATAAGATAAATAAAGTATATTCTCAGGATAATAATTACTTTATCTATAGAATGACTAACTCTTCAACTGAAGTTAGAGAATTTCCTAATTCTATAACTTGGACAAAGACTAAAACTAATGGAGAACTAACTGATTCCTGGACTAATATAACTTTAGCTTCTGTCCTAGACTTGGATGGAGATAAAGGAAAGATAAGAGCCTTGAGAAGATTTAATAATGAGCTTATAGCTTTTCAGGACAGAGGAATAAGTAATATATTATATAATTCAAGGACTCCATTATCCTCTACAGATGGTATTCCCATAGAGTTAGCGAATTCAGGAAAAGTAGATGGAAAGAGATATTTATCAGATAAAATAGGATGTACGAATAAATGGTCTATAAGAGAAACTCCTAATGGAATTTATTTCATAGATGATATATCAAAAGGTATATTCTTATTTAGTGGAGAAATAGCTAATTTATCTGATAAATTAGGTTTTCACTCTTGGATAAATAGTAGATCCACAGATATGAATATATGGAATCCAATAGACTTTGAAGGTTTTGTGACATACTATGATAAAGTAAATGGAGATGTATTTTTCATCTCTAAAGAGGAATGTTTGGCATTCTCAGAACCTCTAGGTCAATTCTCTTCCTTTTATAGCTATGAAAATACTCCGTTTTTCTCTAATATAAGAGATAGAGGTCTTTTTATAAGACCTTCCTCTGAAGAATCTAGCTATAAATTATGGCTCCATAATGAGGGGGATTATAACATGTACTTCGATAAATATCAACCATTCTATATTACGGTGATAGTAAACGAAAACCCTATTCTAGATAAAATATTTACTAATATTGAATTTAGATCAGATTCATGGAAATCCGGGGAATTAATTAACTCAACTTTTGATACCTTAAATGTATGGAATGAATATCAGAAAGGAGTAACAAAACTATCTAATCTATCATCAATCCCCTCTTCTTTGAAAGAAAGATTTAGGATATGGAGGGCTAATATTCCAAGAGATTGCTTTAATCATAGAGATAGAATTAGGAATCCTTGGATATATCTTAAGCTTTCTAGAACAACAGAGAATACTAACAAAACTATACTTCATGATCTAATAGTTAAATATTTATATTAGTTATATTTAAAGTAACAATGAGTAAAGAATTATTTTATTCATTGTTACTTTTTTTGTATAAATCTTGCATAAAATATAAGTTTGATTTATATTTGCAAATAAAATATTATTGTATGAATAAAAGATATCAGACTGGATATATAAAGCAAAAACCTTATTCACTTAATACTCCATCTTTTAATCTTGCAGATCTTAGGCTAGAAGATATACCTGAAACACCTTCTATGTTAAATTCTAATGATTGGTTAAATAATATAGGGTCTATTGCAGGAGGAATTAGTGGAGTAATTGGAACATCTCTGCAGAATTCTAGAATAGATGATACTTCTGACGTGGAAGATCAAATAAATTCTGCTGCTAATTATAAGGTAGGAGCCTACTCTAATGAGTCTTTGCTTGATGAGTGGGGCAATTATGATCCATTAGATTATGTAACTTACTCAGATATCAGAGGAGGAAACGTAGCTCAAAGAGGATTAAATACTTTATCCTCGATAGGTTCTGGAGCAATGGGTGGGGCCTCTATTGGAGGTCCTATAGGAGCTATTATAGGAGGAGTTGTAGGCCTTGGAAGTTCTATAGCTGGTTGGCTGACTGGAAATGCTAAGGCTAGAAGAAAAGTTAAAGAGTTAAATAATAAAATAGATGCGGCAAATAGACATGTACAGAGTTCATTTGTCAACTCAGCTAGATCTATAGATGAAATCAATGATATGAGCATATTATCTAATTATTCAGCTTATGGGGGTCCTGTAAATATGAGATCATTCTCACCTATGTCTCCTTTTGGAAATAGATATAGTAAAGGAGGATCTATAAGAATTAAACCTAGTAAGAGAGGAACCTTCACAGCTGCTGCAAAGAAACATGGTAAATCAGTGCAAGCTTTTGCTTCTCAAGTATTAGCAAATAAGGAAAACTATTCTCCAGCTATGGTCAAGAAAGCTAACTTTGCCCGAAATGCAGCTAGATGGAAACATGCTGATGGAGGTAATCTTAATACCGTAGCATCTTTAATTTATTCTGCTCCTGAATGGATTTATACCCCTACTTATAACATTCCTGACAGTACCCCTAATAATGGAGTTTCTGACCAAGAGGTTATTAATAGTTTTATTAATAATGTAGTATGGACTATGGAAAACCCCAATAATAAAGGATATGACCCAAATACTAATACCTGGGGGGTTTATACAGATAGAGATAAAGATGGCAATACATACTATAACTTTGGTCCTGGGTTAGAAGTTACTGCTAACAAATTAGACAAAAAGAAAAGATATACTAGAGACTATTTAAATACTCTTTTAGAGAAGAGGGTTAGTAGAGATGCTAAAAATATAAGAAAGTCTTTAGAATCTATGCAAGATGGCAAATATAAAGGAGTTATAGATACTTTAAGTCTTGGTCCTAGATTAGTCATTCAAGATATAGCATATAATTTAAAACCTAAATCTGGGAATATGCCAGAAAACTGGCCACTACTAATAGACGCTCTAAGTGAAGGAGATTTGGAAAGAGCTAGGCATGAAACTGAATCAGGTAGTACTAGAAGAATGCAGATGAGAAACCAAATGCTGAATTATAAATGGAGTCCTGATAGTATGGTAATTAATAGAGCTTATGGTGGTCCTATAAACACTCATGGAGGGGTATTTGATAATGGTGTCACCATTGTAGGTAATGGAGGAACTCATGAGGAGAACCCATTGGAAGGCGTACAGATGGGTGTAGATGAACAGGGAATACCTAATCTAGTTGAGGAAGGGGAAGTAATATTTAATGACTATGTATTTAGTAATAGAATAGAAGCTCCTAAGAATCTCAAGAGAAGATATAAATTTAAAGGAAAAACCTTTGCTGATGTAGCTAAATCTATTCAAAAAGAAAGTGAAGAAAGACCTAATGACCCTATTAGTAAAGCTGGGCTAGATGTTAATATGGCTAGATTAGCAATGTCTCAAGAAGAGGTAAGAAATAGTAAGATGAAAAAGAGAACTTCAAATAAATATGCTGGAGGAGGAGTATTGCCATATATGAGATATGCTCCAGCTGTAGGGGCTGGAATAAATGCTTTGACAGACCTTATTGGCTCAACAAATAAATATGACTATTCTAATATAGATTTAATTCAAGATGTAATAGATAATCTACAGACTGTGAGTTATAAGCCTGTAGGAAATTATCTTACATATAGACCTTTCGATAGGAATTTCTATATAAATAAACTTAATTCTCAAGCTTCTGCTATAAGAAGAGCAATAGAGGGATTATCTGGTGGAAATAGAGCAACTAAAATAGCAGGGATAGTAGCCTCCGATTATAATACACAAGGGAGACTAGGTGATTTAGCTAGACAGGCTGAGGAATATAACTTAGCTCAAAGAGAAAGAGTTGAAGCCTTTAATAGAGGAACTAATCAATTTAATTCTGAAATGGGTCTGAGAGTAGGTCAAATAAATAAACAGAACGATGAACTAAGGCTTAAATCAGCTATTACTCAAGCCCAACTCAGAGATCAAATTGATTCTGTTGTGTCTGCTGCTAGATCTGCTAACTTAAATAACTTCCTAGACTCTTTAGGGGATATTGGAAGAGAGGAGACTATATTTAATTTGATTAATAGTAATCCAGGACTTAGATATGGATATACTGGCAGAACTGGAAATATAGGATATAAGACCAGATCTAAAGGTGGTTATTTAACTATTAAAAAGAAGAAGTAATATGGCAAGATATGTAATAACCGGTAGTAAATTCAAACCCTTTTCTTATGCTGAATTAATACAACCTATACAACTTGCTGAAGCTGCTCATCAAGCTGTAGAAGACCAATATAATGAATTATCTACTAAGGCCAATGTATGGGAAAATATAGCTAATGAACAGGATTCTCCATACACATATAATATGTATAAGACCTATGCAGATGATTTAAAATACCAGGCTGGCCAGCTAGCTACTTCAGGTCTTACTCCTGCTTCTAGACAAGGCTTAAATAATATGAGGACTAGATATAGTCAGCAGATAGTACCTATCGAGCAAGGGTATGCAGCTAAAGTAAGAGATATAGAAGCTCAGAAACAAGCTAAGTTAAAGGATAACACTTTGATGTTTGATAGAGAAGCAGCCTTTACTAATCTAGATGATTACGTAAGAAATCCTAACTTAAGTTACACTGCTTATTCAGGACAGACTCTAGCATCTCAAACTTCTCAAATGGCCAGAAATTTAGCTAAGGAGTTAAAAGAATATAAGAAAGGTAAACCTATCGATGCTTATACTAACACCTTCCTGACTAAATATAATGTATCTTCTGATGATGTTCTATATGCAATAGAACATCCTAATGACAAAAGAAGTAATAAAGCATTAAGAGCTATAATGGATGCAGCTGTAAATGCTTCTCCTATTCCTTCTTGGGGAGATATGGATACATTAGATAGAGCTTACCAGTATGCAGGAATGGGATTATGGGATGCTATTGGAGAGGAAAGAGTAACACCTATAGAGAATTATGGAGCAAGACTAGCTGCTAGACAAGCTGCTGGAAGCTCTTCTTCAGCAACAGTTCCTAGAGTACCATGGAGAGCCATACCTATAACTAGAACTAATGAACAAATAAGGGATACTACTCAAATGAAGAGTGATGCTGAATTTCTAAGAGAGTTAGCAAGTAATCCATCAAAAGCTCTTGATGTTCAAAAGACCTATTACCCAGGTGTAAAAGGTAGAGGAGAGCCAGGTAGTGCTGATATTAATATTGCTCCAGGGGATGTTGTAACACAATCTTATATGAAGAGACTTTCCGATATAAGTAAAAAATATGGTATAAACGTCAACTTTAATATAGGAGATAACGGAAATAATTCTACAGAAGGGCTAATTAAAGCAGCAGAAGAATTAGAATCTAGAATAAGAAAGAGTGCTATAAGAAGTACAGGCTATGCTCTTACAAACACGAACTTTGATTTAGGGTCTAGAATACTAGCAGAGAATATCAGATCCAGAAGTCAAAGAGCAAATGATGACACTGGAGCATTTGAAATAGAGGATGGAAAAGTAAAAAGTAAACCTTCTAAGTTAGAAGACGTAATTGGTTATATTAATAAAGATGCACAGATTGAGTTTGATCCTTCATTGGGTGTGGTGCTTAGAGGAAGCATTCAGGATGGTAAAACATATAAGACTAAATCATTCCTTCTTGACCCAGAAGTAATAGCTGGAGAATCTATAAATGTTGGAGGGAGAATCTATAATAGATATCAATACCTTATAGATTTAATTAATGAGAGTATAGAGAATAATGATGTAGAAGCTGCTACTGCTATATCTACTAGATTAATGGAAGATTTGGATAGTTACTTTAATTCTATAGCAAAGACACAAGGAAATACTATGTCAGCAAAAGAAGAGGAAGCAGCTTCTTATTATAGAAACTAAAATTGATCATAATGGCAAATGGAATAAATGATCCTTCTAAAAGGGGAATTTCTGGATTAAAAGGTTTAAATACCACTGAAGGGATAAATAGATATCTAGATGAACTTGGATATAGTAGGAGTATACCAGAATATAAAATGAGAAAGGCTGCATCTCCAGAACCTATAATTCAAGAGGTTGGAGAGGTAGGAGTAGGAGATTCTTATTTCGATAGAGGTATAACTTCTCTTACTCAATTACAAGATTTGGAAAATACCAGGGGAGAGTTACAACCCTGGTATTCTCAAATATCAAATGGTTTAGCTAAAGGTGCAGTTCTAGCAGGTACTACATTCTTAAGTGGTACTCTTGGATTATTGTTTGGTGCTAAAACAGCTATAGAGGAAGGAAGATGGTCAGGACTATGGGATAATCCCTTTGATAAAGCATTACAGTCAGTTAATGAGTGGGCTGAAGAAGCCCTTCCCAATTACTACACCAGAGAAGAGCAAGAAGGCCCTTGGTATGATAATATATTTACTGCCAACTTTATAGGGGACAAGTTTATAAAAAACCTAGGATTTACAGTAGGAGCTTTTTATGGAGGTAATCTCATCTCTAAGACCTTGAAATCAACTGGGCTACCTCAAATAATAGGTGCTATAACAAAGAGCTCAAAAGCTCCAAAGCTTGTAACATCTGGAGTAGGAGCTGTAGCATCTGCTGTTAATGAAGGTAGAATAGAAGCATTAAATAATTCAACTGATTGGTTTAATTTACAGAAAGCACAGATTGATGATGATTATACTAGTAGATTAGATGCTATAGGTCAATCTTATGTGAGAGGAGAAGATGGTACTATTACTTTAACTGGGAATATAAGTGAATTAGGTCTAGCTCTACAAGAGGCTCATTCATCGTCTATCAGTAGATTAACTGAAGATAGATTGAAGATGGGTAACATGGATCTATTGATGAACCTACCAGTACTTACAGCTTCTAATATTATCCAGTTCGGTAAGATGTATGCTAATGGATTTAAGACAGCAAGGAAGGCAACTAATATAGTTGGAGAAGCTGGAGAATATACTACTAAAAGAACTATAGGTAGAGGGGTAGCTAAATCTACTATGGGAGCTCTCTCTGAAGGTCTTGAAGAGATTTCCCAAGGAGCAGCAAGTAGAATATCCGGTAATTATTACGAAGATGATGTAAACAATTTCTATAAAGCTAAAATAGATCCGCAAGCAGAACAAGAGACATTAAGTTGGATAAAATCCTTTGCTCAGGGCATTAATGAGACAGTGAATGACGGATCTTCCTGGGAGGAATTCTTTATAGGTTTTCTTACTGGAGCTCTTGGTATGCCTAGATTCAGATGGGTAAGAAGTAGTGATAGTAGATTGCAGTCTCCTATTATTCTCGAAGGAGGAATCAGAGGAGAGATAAGAGACTATAGAGACCAAATTAAAAGGGAGAATGCAATAGTAAATTATATGAATGGGAGAGTTCAGTCCCCTGAATTTATTAACTATTATCAGGGTCTTATCAGGCATAATAAGTATCAGAATGATATGAATCAAGCTGTGGAAGATAATAATGAATTCGAGTTCAAAAATGCTGAGCATGCTCAATTAATCTCTGACATTGCAATGTTTGATAATGCAAGCAAACTTGAAGACTTAACTACTCTTATTAATTCTGCTTATGATACTTCTGATGAAAATCTTATATCGATAGTTGAGAATACTACTTCTACTATAACTGATGAAAATGGTAAAGAAGTTAAAGTTGGCCCATTCATTGATAGAAATGGTAATCCTATGTATAGTACTTCTGAAGGAAGACAGGAAATGATAGATAAGCTAACTCAGACAAGAGATGAAATGCTTAATACTATTACAAACTATACCAAAATCAAAGATGATATTGATGTAAGAACTGGACAACAATTAAGTGATGAACAACTTGAAGAATTAACTTGGTTAAAGTCCCAGATTAGTAATTGGCAGGATAGAGCCAGTCAGCTTTCAAGTGAAGTGAAACCAACTATAGGTACTGTACTTGGAAGTATGGCACAACTCTCTGACATGTATGCTTCTATAAAAGCTACAGAGGGTAGAACTCACGCAGAATTAACTGATTTATATAATTCAGCTGATGACAATGAAAGGCAACTAAGGAAGAATATATCTATTCTTGAAACTGTAAGAGGCCTTAATGATAAAACTTTTGCTTATCTTTTATCAAGTGATTCAAAGTTAGTAGAAGGGATTAAATCGGTAATAGAAAGTCCTCTTAGTGGAGTAGATGCTGATGATATACAGGTATTTAATGAAAAGATTGATGATATTGTGAAATTAGTGAATGCCACTAATAACTACAATACTAAATTAAAAGAGTATCTTGAAAATCCTATTAAACTTCAAGAGGACATAGTATCATCTACTGAAGAAGTTGCTAAGAAAGAGGCTAAGAAAAAATCTGATGACTTAAGAAGTAGATTACTCGCAGCTACTAATTTATCTGAGTTTAGGCAAGTCCTTAATGAAGAAGAGGACGCAACTATGAAGGAAGAGACACTCAAGGCTCTTGAAGATGAAGGTAATAAGATAGCTAGAGATTATAGAGAAGTAAAGGCCTATAATACAGATATACAAAGAGCAATTAATTCTTTAGATGAAAGTCCTATTGTCAAAGAAGATGCTCTTGAACTTTTTCTAGAGCAGTTCGAGAATTCTTCTAATTTGAATGAAGTAGCAAACCCCAACTCTATATATATTGATAATGCAGATGCTCTATATGATAATAACCTAACACCTGAGGAGAATATCATTAAATTTCAGGAGGCTCAATATGCTCTTCTAAGAGCGATGAATCAAATCAATAATGAGAATAGGTTCAAGGATAGATTTTCACAAGATTATAGAGTATTGAAAGAGAAAGGTAAATCAAATCCGAAAGCTCCTGTGAAAGATACTACAGGTGATAGTGGCACTTCTACTATTCCTTCAGTAAATGTCGGGGGTCTCCCTGTGACTACTTATGAACCCCCTGTTGGCAATATAACAGATACTCAAGTAAGTGATGAGAATAAGCAGATTAATAGAAGAGTTGAAACTCCCCAGTCAATAGATAGTAAACAGAGGGGTAGAAGACCCTATTATAGGCCTTCAATACCTGAATTACATATTCAAGCAAGCAAGGAGGGGGATTTTAGGCCATTCAATATAGTAGCTGCTGAACTTGAAAGGGGTGTGAATTTCGATGAGTTATATAATTATCTAAAAGATAATGGAGCATTTACTTATGTGAACGAAGGTAATCTGAAGATAGGTGATGAGCTTGGATTTATGATTGACCCAGAATTCAATGATCATACAATTTTTATTGTAGATAGGAGAAATAACCAAGTTGTAGGCAGCCTTGATGAGTCTGATTATTCAGTAGATAGATATGAGGGTCTAGCTGATCTTGAAGAGAAGATAAAAGCTGAATTTACACAAAGAAGTGACAAGAGTAAAAAGTTTATTGCCACTCCCACTACAAGAGTATCACAAATAATGGTAGGTAGAATACCTTATAGTACTGAAGAAAGAAGTTTGGCTAATATACCCGATGTAGTAGGAGAGGATAGAGCACCTATCTTCGGTATAATCAAGAATGGTATATTGTCTACTAATGGTAGATTGGATGATAGCCTCGTTATCAAGCCAGTAGATATGGCTCAGAAGGAAGGTAGAATGTACCTGCTTATTCCTAATGCAGCTGGTAAATATTCCCCTGCTGCTGTTAGAGTAAAACATTTTAACAGGACTGAGTTTAATCCTGAAGATATTGAGGTACAAGGGACACAGGTATATAAGAATATAAAAGAGTCTGTTGATGCCCTTGCTAACTCATTAAGTGAAGATGATTTGAATAATGCGGTTAAGTCCCTAGCGACTAATCTTTATACCGGGGATTTACACATTGATTGGTTTGTATCTGATGCAGGTAATGGTATTAGATTTACTAAAGTACAAAGAGATGCTCAGGGTAATGAGATATATGAGGAGAAAGATGGCAATAGGATAAGAAAGGAGACTGTAAAGACAATATTCCTGACTGAGAAATGGGACCAGAACACTTTATTTTCTGTCATAAAAAGTGATGAAATTCAAACAGGGCCTAGCCCAAGGAGCCTAGAGGATATATCAAGAGAGATAAGTGAAATTTTACTAGATTTCAATTTACCTATTCAAGTGAATCTTGGTATGCTAAATAGAGGTGGGTACAATAATATGCTTATTAATTCTAATGTACTTACATCAAACATTTCAGAAGCTAGGGTAATAAGTAGTTGGTTTACTACTGATTACTTTGATGTAGAAGGTAACCTGCATCAAGCTGTAAGCCCCGCATCTTCAACTCCTAATACTACAAGAAAGATAGAGACACCTGTAGGTGGAACTGATGGTGTTATCTCAGGCACTAAAGTAGTTATTGAAGGTATTACTTATGGAGTAGATTTGGCTACTGGAGCTATATACGATAATAATAACCAAAGAATATATCCCAAGAATACTCAACTAATTAGTGATCTAGCTTGGATAAATGCTAATTTTGGTGATGCCACTAACGGGTCTTTTATATGGAATAATAAGGCTCTATTACCTAGTGGTCAGGTATTAGATAGAGGATCACAGAGATACTTAACAGGTAAAGAGGCTCAAGAAGTTAAGGATAAGATTGCTGGTAGGGAAAGAACTGTAGGAGATACTAAAAAGGTAATAGATCAAATAGTTGAAAATCAAAAGAGAGTAGATAAAACAAGAACTGACGGAGAGTTTTATTATATACTTGAAGAAGATGGAGAATATCATGAGTATGAAAGAGTACATAGTAAATTAGGAAGTAATTGGACTGAATCCAAAAAGCAGATTGATACTCTTAAGGATATACGAGTGAAATTGTCTCAATTAGCTGATAATACTACTCAATATAATAATTACCTTAAATATTTAGGTAATCACTGGAAAGCTGATTTAAGTGAATTTAGTGGAAAAATAGATGTAAGAAATAGAGATACTATTGTAAACATTATAAGAGATAAGATGTCTGGAAGCAATTCACAGAGAGCCTTAAATGCAGGTACTACTGTAGATAGTGTAATTAGAAATTTCTTCACATCTAATGATACTCCGATAAGACCTTCCAATATGAGTGAGAAGGCCTTTACAGATTTGGTTTCATCACTTACAGAAATTAGGTCTAATATAGAGGCAAGAGGGGAAAGGTTTTTAACTAACAATATCGTATTATTTCAAAAATATGCTGATGGATCTAGGGTTGCAGGAGAAGTTGATATTCTATCGGTAGATGCAGATGGAAACTTTAGAATATATGATGTGAAAACAAGTAGATATAGCTTCTATGATTTTACAGATAGGTATGGTAACAAAGTAAATTATTTTATTAATCCATCAGCCACTCAAAGAATAAGTACTAAGGATTATTACACTTTACAACTATCTGCATACAAGAACCTATTTGAATCCCAATATCATACCCCTATTACTACACTTGCTATTCTACCGTTTGTTCTCAACTACAATAAGGATATTGTTGATAGTGTAACAAAGGAGAAAGGTATAATGATTGCTTATAATCCTTCTGTTAATGTACCATTAGTAGGTGCAGTAAAAGTAAGTGAATCTACTTCTACTAATTCAATAGTACCAGTCTTTAATAGTGCTCTTGAAACACAGGACCCTATTAATAATGTACTACCTGAATATAGTCTTGAAGATAGTAAGGTAGGTTATTTTATAAGAGATGGTAAGTTACATAAAAGCTATTTAACTCCTGTTGGTAAAGTAAATGGTGTAGATGTATATATGGCTAAGATACCCATTATAACTAAAGGATTTGGTAGACAGGGTGAAGAATCTCATGTTGCAATGAATTCTTATATGGCAGTATTCCCCAATGGTAATTCAATCACTCTCATCAAGAATGACCCAATGACTCTTACTGAACAGCAAGCTAAAGATACTATCAGGAAGGTACTTAATGGTAATCCTCAGAGAGTGAAAAATATGTCAAATGAAAAAACTCTTATATTTGATCCTTTATCTGCTCCTGTAATGGAAGTATCTAAACCTGAGATCCCTGCTAATATATTATCTGTCTCTACTGAGTCTGGAGCAGCTAAAGCAGCTCAAGCTGAACAAACTGTAAATAATAGAAAAGCTTCAAGAACCAGACATAAATTGAGAGAAGTAGATAGTGGAGTAAGAGGTATTTGGAACCAAGAAAAGGAACTTGCTTGGATAAGAAAGGTACTTCCTAAATTATCAGAAGATGACAGAATAAGAGTAGTAAAAGGCCTTATTAGAGTTGGTAGTCAAGGGACATTAGCTTGGGGACAATTTAATAATGGTATAATAACTCTGTCTGATATAGCTGCAGAAGGAACTGTCTATCATGAAGCATTCCATGTTGTCTTCAACCTCCTTCTGGACCAAACAGAAAGGCAAGGATTATTAGCTGAGGCTAGAGAAATGTACGGAGATAAATCTGAGTTAGATCTTGAAGAAGATATGGCAGAAGGCTTCAGAGAATATATGCAAACTAGACAAGCTAAAGGGCTTTTTGATAGGATAAAAAATTTCTTCAGAGACCTATATGTAAAAGTAACAAATTGGAACAGGATACAGCCCCATCTTATTGCTTATTATCAGATGATAAATGAGGGCAAATATGCTGGAGATAACCTTAATATTTTCTCAATTAATCAATCTAGGAATAGAATAGTGTCTCCAGAAGAGCTAGAAAAAGCATTGAATGATGAATTCAAGAAGGCTAATGAAGAGATAAGAAAACTCAATTATAAAACTTATTATACTGTAGATGCAGCTATAAGAGCCTTTCGTGATAGTAATATAAGAGAAGCATTTTTATATAGAATTACTAGAGAAGGAGCCAATAATGCTGTAGGTCATAAGATTCAACTATTAACTATCCCAATGTTTAATAGGTATAAGGAAAGAGAATTGAATAGACTTAGAAAATCTATAGGAATTGAGTTGTTATTTGATTCTCTAGATTCAGACGTTCAAATGCAGTTGCTTAATAAAGGGTGGACTAGAGAGCAGTTTAACTCTATTTCTATAGCCGAGAGAGACCAAGCTATTGCATGTTTAGCCATCTGAACATTATGGTGAAATTTTTTATTGAGGAGAAAATAAAAAAAAAGGAGGAACAATATTCCTCCTTTTTTATTTACCCAACAATATGCTTCGTTGGTAGATATTTCTATTATAATTAATCCTATTTTTTTTTATTATTATTTATTGCTTAAAAAATGGTATTCCCGTCTCTGGATGTAATCCTCTATAGATAGTTCTATTCATAGGAATTACAGGAGATTCAAAGAATGATTTATATGCAGTACTATGACCCTCGTATCTTCCAGACTGTATTTCATCTGTATAATTCCAAGGGTTGAGAAGCTTGGTTAAATCCAGTATATTTTCTATTGTATTTACACCAGCAGCAGGTGATTTAATAATCTTTAAACCTTCTGAGAACATAGATTTACCAGGTATCATAGAACCTAACTCTGTGTACAATCTTCTTGCTTGATACTCTGCCATTCTTATTAACCAAGGTCTATCCCTATCATCTGACCATTCAATAAGTCCAATGATAGCCATTACTGCTAAGAAATGTCCTGTCTCAGTTAATGCTCTTCTTATATTAGCCTTCTCAGTGGAGGTGAGCTCATTCCATCTTGCAGTAATATTAAATTGAGTCTCTCTTAAATCTCTTGCAAGCTGCAATAAAAATCTACCACTTGTCCTATAATAACCCTCAGTCCAAGCATCCAAATCATAGTTATAAGTAGCTGACTTGAATCTTCTATTCAGAGATGGTTTAATCCATTTTCTGAACATCATACCCATTCTACCAATAGCTAATCTTTGTGCAGCTGATCTATCAGCTTTATTATAAATGCCATGCATTCTTTGATTGATTGCTGCACTTTTTCTACTGAACTTGATAATATCATCCTGTGTGAATGCAGAGCCATCAGCCTTTGTATAACCTTGCTTTAATTGAAGTTTAGCACCTGCTTTCTTGTTATTCTTATCAATAGGGACTACTTCCATAGCATCCCATAGATTGACAATCTTACCATTCGGAGCTTTCATTTTATAAGCATCTGCAAGTGCTAGTGAAGTCCTATTCTGCATCCAATGTTCACCTGCATTATTCATAAAGAATAAGGTAGATGTGCCAAACATTCTACTAAACCAAGTCTTCCTATCAAAGTTTACTTCTCTGACATCCTGCTCATATTCTTGCATTACATTGAACAACTCATCCCATAGAGCAAGTTTGCTTATCTTTACTCTGTTACCTATCTCAGCAAGATACGCAGGTAAAGATTGACCATATATTCTATCAGCAGTAATCGTATTCTTTTCATTGAAGAACTCGCCGGCAAGGGATTCAATTCTCATCATTACTTTACCAGTAGCTATATTGGAAATACCTGAAAGAACATTAAGAGCTAGATTGTTCATAGAAGTAACTCTATTTATAAAATTGGCTACTTTGCCCTTATCTATATTAGTCTTTCCAAATGTACCCTCATCTGCCATATACCTACCATATACTTGCATTTCAAAGAAATCATTCAGCCTTTGGATGAATCTTGTAGCTTCTCCTTCCTTAGTCAATTTACTCTCAACTCTTCTACCTATTGCCTTAAACTTCTCTACAAGTGGTTTACCACCTTGGGTTTGAATAACTTGTCTTTCTCTTAAGAGATCTCTTCCTAATTCAAGTACATCGATAACCTTGTTCATTTCATCAAAGTCATTAGCCATTGCAGCATAAGCAGTGAGAGTACTAACAATATCAGTAGATAGATCATTTGCACTTTCCCCCTTCTTTAATTTAGTAAAGTATATAGGAAGAGTCTGCACCTCATTGCCCTCGAAGTCTTTCACTACAGCTCTATCTCCAAAATCTATATCATCGGTTCTTCTAATAAATTCATCCTTAATACTTTCCCATATTTGCTTTACACCTGATTCTACTCCATTTGAGGATTTAACCCTCTCAAGTAAATCTTTTCTTATCTTAACAGCATTAGTAAGTGTAGTATATTTCTCTGGTAAGTACGAATCTAACTGAGACTTAATGTTCATTACAGTATCATAATATTCTTTCTGAGCTTTATTCAATCTTTGATATTGTTTATTACCATAGATAGACATTCTAGGTACTTTCTTACCATTGACTATTTCCATATTAGCATCGAACCAAGCCTGTCTTTCTCTTTTGTACTTCTCGGCGTTTTCACCAATAGGATTTTTTCCATACTTTTCATTAAGAGTTTTAAACATTTCTCCTACTTTCTCCTTGAATAAGGCTTGATTGATCTCAGAAATATAATTACCACTTAAATTACCTTTACTATCTCTCTCAAACATCCAATCTGTATCTTTAACACCAGCCTTTTCAAGTTTAATAGTAGCAGCTTGTAATTGTTTCATTACATCAATAGTTCTTAATCTCGCTTGTTCTTTACTCTTTTTGACAGCTTGATCCATTACCTTTAACATGTAATCTGAAGAATCTGCCATACTATCCAGCCATCTATCAAAGAAAGATATATCCTCGTCAGCCATCTTTACTAAATCCTCGGCCTTAATTACTTTACCCTTAAATTTGCCAAAGGGTATCATAATACTTTCTCCTACAAAAGGTTTGATAAAGTCTACAAATAAGGGCATAGACACACTATTATATTTAACAAATAAGTCTCCAAGCAAGATAGAAGCATTATCTAATAATACTCTCACTCTTTGGCCATACCTATTGTCATCATATCTCTCTTCATCTACTAATGCCCTCCTTATATCCTCTATAATATTTTTATAAGAATACATATAATTTCTTACATTTCTTAATACGGAAGCTCTCTCGTTCACATTAGTTGCTGGGGTATCCCTTAGTAATTCAAGCCTATAACTTACTTTTTGAAGCTCTTCAAGAGCATTATCAAGAAAAGAATAAATCCCTTCAATTTCATTATTATCTGCTAATTCAATCTCTAGCCTATCAATAAGAAGTCTTTGATTAACATTAAATTGACTATTTGGATTTCTCTTCTCATAAATCTTAAGTCTCTTTAATTCATTGTTAATGATATTCTGTAGTACTTTTTTATCTCTCTGAATTCTCTCATTAGTTTGATAGAATAGATCAGAAGATTTAATGTTCTTTATATTTATTTCTTCATCCAATCTACCATTGATAATATCTCTAGCTAACCTACCAAAGTCTTTGTCTGCTTCAAATATAGCTCTTTGTATCTGGCTAGCATTCATGGTCTTGAAGAAGGATTTAATAGCTGAGATCACTCTCTCTAAAAGATTTTTGTAGGGTTTATGTCCTATTGGTTCTGATTTCAATAAATGTTTTGCAAGCAATTTACCAGCTGCTTCCTTAGCTAATTTAGTAGCATCTCCTTTATAGAGAGTATCATATGTATCATATTCGTCACCAAGTATCTCACCTACAAGACCATTTGAACTTAGACTATTGATTAACCTGTTAATGAGAGGAGATTCTCCCATAGCTTCAATAGCAAAGTGGGCAAACTCTTCGGGAAGGGCTTTTTCTCCTTTAATGCCATCAGCTAATCTAATCATCTCTACTAATCCATTAGCTGCTGTCTTTGCTGTATCAAAGTCAGTAACCCCATTAATACCCATTCTTCTCTCAAGATTTGAAAGAGCCCCCACTGCAATACCTTTAGCTGCTAGGATATCTCTTAATCTACTGTTGAGATTAGAATTATACATCATTTTATCAACTTCAACTGAGTTAAGTCTATTTTTCTTTTCAACTCTTACTCCTATAAGAATTCCTGGAGAATCAGTATCCTGAACCTTAATAATCTTAGCTACATAGTCATCTCTAAAATCTGAAGTTTGATTGAATGAAATTGCCTTCTGTAGTAACTTCTGGTAATTTTCATCATTGTTCTTTAAAAGAACAGGTTTATTTGTTCCTTTCTTATAATACCCTAATTCTTTATTGAGTCTATCGAGTACTTTTGACTCAGAAATAATATCACTAAAATTAGTCTTTTGTAAAAGACTTCTCAGTGTGGGTTCATCATTTTCATCTAGAGTTAATCTTGGATTCCAACCCTTAATAAATTCACTACTCTTAGTAATTAAATAAAGTCTAGTAGCTTCTGTTCTGTTATTGCCAGTGTAGGCCAGTAGGTCTTTGAATAACCTACTGTCTACTACTTGATCTCTATTGTTTCTTACTTGAGGAATAATTGCACAATTTCTTGCCATACCTTATAAGCTTATAAATTCGTTGCACCACAAATACTATCACCGTTCTCATCCTTGTATTCCACATTAGGCTGGATAGATGTTACATCATTTTCAGAGCCTTGAGATACCTCAAGAGAAGTGCCATAAACACTCTCATAAGCCTGATTCAAAATGTCTTCACTGAATGATTCTCTATATATATCATAGTTAATTAAGTCTTCTTCTGTCATTTGAGGAGTATCATAAGAAGCAAATGTCTCATCAATAGTAGCACCAGGATTATAATCTTTTTTGTTTCTCTCAATAGCGGAAATTACTTCGCTTGCTTCCTTTCCATACTCATATTCAATGAAACTATTTCTGAATCCTAATGGTTCAATTCTTCTATAAACTGCGACATTGGGCTCATCAACTCTGTCTGTAGTCAGTCTATAATAAATATATCCACCTTTGTTTCTTCTTGCGATGAAATCAAAGAAGTCATACACAGGACCCTCAGGTGTATTTATCCTCTTCCTGACAATCTTTTTATCTCCAAAGTTTGCATTCTCATCTATTACAAATGTAACTTCATCCTTAATCCTATTATCTTCACCTATAAATGAAGTTGAGGCATCATCAGGAACTTCTGGAACTAACTTCCTATTATCAAGATGATTATAGATATACTGTTCAACAAAGTTACTATAATCATCTTCAGACGTAAGAAGGCTTCTTAGTGTTTCAATATACTCTGGAACTGCACTTCTTACAGCTACAGGAGCTAAATGAATAAAGGTATTAGGACCAAATGCAAACCCATTTCTATAGAAGCTATATCTGAATAAATTAAGAGCAAGTTTCTGAGCTTCTGGGTTACTCATATATAATAGAGAAGCCCAATCCCTCATATATCTTTCTCTTAGAGTAGGACTTAACTGACCAACATTCTTGAATACTACAGTATCTACGGGGTTATTATCATTAGCTCTAATTACTCTAAGTCTCTTAATAAATTCAAGGTCTGCTATATCTTCATTCTTAGCTACTACCCTTTTGAAGTAAGTCGGGAAGTTATTAATAAAGTCCTTTCTCTTATCAGCAGAATTTGTAATTATCTTCGTAGGAATGCCATTCTCATTTATTGAACTCCAGTCAAGTTCTGCACCAAAGAAATCTGTATAAGACATTATATAAGCTAGCAAATCATTATAAATACTATTCATAGTTTTTACATCCAATTTGCCTGTCTTTGTCATATTTCTGAGAGCATTAATTACTTCATTAAATGGTTCAGTAAATTGAGGAAAATATTTGCTTAGCATTTCCTCTGATTGTTTCAAGCCAAGTGTGTAGAAAGCTTGCAGGAAAGGTAGTTTACTTGTGAGTAATTGCTTTCTTGTGTAATTGATATCCCCATTAAAAGAAATATCATCACTAATTACATCTGCTCCTACAAGTGGGAACTTATCATCCTCTTCAATATTCTTCAAGAAGTCTTGAACCTTTTGGATTTTGAGCTTTGTATCAGCAATAGTCGGACCTGCTGCACCACCTAGTGTATCAGATCTTGTAGCCTGTACTAATTGACCAAGACTATCAGCAGTTTTCATTACTCTCTCAAATAAGTATCCTACAGCAACTTGCTTCTTATAAAATTCAACCTTACTGTAATCAGAGGTCTGGCTAGCACTTGTAATATCCTCCATCTCCTTTGCAATAAGGATATTATTAGCAAGGTCTTCAATAAGAAAATCATTATCTTTATAGTTATCATAAGTAACATCTTCCATCATTGCAGCCTTCTTTTTATATTCCATAAGGATTTCATCAATCACAGTATCCTTACCTTTGCCTTCTCTATTCTCTCTAAAATAAGTCTGGGTAATATCTATAACAATAGGCTGTGCCATGAACAAACCTATTTCAATGGGATTATAACCAAGTCTTGAAAGAAGCATAGAGGCATCAGCAGTAAAGGTATTCTGATTAATACCAGCTAACACAGGATCTTTAACATTATCTACAGATGCAGCCAAGAAACCTGCATTATTCTTTGATATGAACTCTTTATCTCTATTCATAATATCATGTAGAGATGTTAATCTTTTCCCATTCAATACAAATGAACCATTCTCTACATCAAGACCTAATTCAGTATGCTGCATCAAAGCATGGTTTGCATTATGGTTTGCATATATACCAATCAGCTTTGCCCCAGTCATATTCTGTTGATGAAGATGCACCTGAGTTCTTGGAGAGATAGGGTCAAGTTTTCTCTTGGTCCTTTCAGCAAGTTTATCAAGTTCCTCCAAATCCATTGAAAGTAACTTAGTGATAACTGGGCCATTAGGAATATTCAAATCCCTTCTCAAATTAGATTCATAGCTTGAACTAAGGATACTGACAATTCTTGCAGCTTTCTTCTGATAATCAAAACCACCAGGGTTAAGTATCTTAGAAGCTGTATCTGCATTTGTCAGAACTCCCCACATCATATCTATTATCAAGTTATTTCTTGCTTCAAGACTGTTCTCTTGTGGAGCTTTATCAAAGTTATACTTTACTTTCCTAATTTTAGGTGTAGCAAGTCTATACTTTTCCTTGTTCTTTTCAAACCATTCCTTAAACTCTACAGGTGCATTTGCAAAGTCATCCATCAGGCTGCCTTCCCTAAATAAGGTAGCCAATTCATCAAGTATTCCTTGTTCACCTTTAAAATCCTGCTTTGCTCTCTTATAATCATATTTATCTATCTTAAATTCAGGTAACATGATATACATTTTATCCACATCAAAGTCTGAACCTGATAGAGTAGTAATTTCAGCAGGAAGCATAATTGCGGAACCATTCTGTTGAGGTAGGAATCCCTTGATATACAGAGGAGCCATTGAATACTTATCCTCTGTCGGAACTCTGTAACCAATCAATTTTCTAAGGTCTTCAGGCAACTTGTTAATGTCCAGTTCATGAGTTCCTTCCTTCATAAGGGGTTCATAGAATTCTCTTGAATAGGCTGGCATAAAACATTCTAGATATTTGATTCTCTTATTCTCACCTTCCCCTTCAAATACTATATGAAGTTCATCAGTCAAGCCATAACTAGATACTTGAATTAATGCTCCACCTCTAATCTTCTGTTTAGTAATTCCCGATCTCTTCTTGTATCCTCCTTTAATAATACTATTCAAAAGAGTCTGTACTCTCTGAGATTGTACAGGGTCAAATAATGGAATATTGAACTGGCCATTATCGTTAAGAGTGCATGCTCTGACCATATCGATTCCATATCTTTGATTACCTCTGATCTCTTCAAGCAGTATCTCCTCTATCTTCTTAGGGTCTTTGAATATATCGTTCACATCCTTGAATGCTTGCAAAATATTCTCAGTGTTGATTGCATTATATAGGTCTAGCCATTCCTGTTTGGTCATTTTCTTACCATTAACCTCGATAATGGCATCTGATGCAATATCAGCGGTAATCAACTTTCTAATCTGAGTACCTACAAGTTGTACAGCATCAATAGCATGTTCAGGAGTTGCAGTCTGAATACCATAATCTTCATAGCTTATTTTATGTACTACATTAGGATTTTCAACACCATCAGGCATAGTAGTATTCTTTAATACCTCCTTTACTTGTCTGAAGTCATCAACCTCATTAAGGTCAATAACACCTTGCTTCCCAACTTTAGTAGTAGATTCAAATTGAACTACATCAATATTGTTCTCTTCCATGAACTCATTAATAGCTCTAAGTTTACTTGATTTACCAAGTGGACCAGCTATTAGCTCGTGCATAGCAAGTAATAGGAACTCTGAGTTCTTATGCTGTACAGGAGTCTTGATACCAGTGTGACCTTCTACACCACTCATGTTATTAACTTGAGTATATACATAAGGTTTCTTAGTCTGCCATATAATATTAAAGTCAGTCATATCCCAATTACCATTTCTAAAATTGTTATATGCTTTCTCCATATCATCATTCCACTGACTAGACATACCAAGTATTGCTCTATAAGAGCTTAGACTTCTGTAAGCCTGAGCATCTGCTACATTAACATAAGAAGTTTCTACCATAGTATTACCTACTTTAGCATACTTCTTCTCCTTTCCATTCTTGCCTTTGACAGTATGGTTAGAATACCCAAACTTAGATAAGATAGATGCAGCATTGTAATCAGACAATTCTCCTTTCTTATGCTTCTCCATTATCACTGTTTCAATATCACTCAGCACAGAAGATACAATTTCATCATCCTTCAAGTAGATAGTTCTTTCCCAATCTCTACCAATTCTCTCTCCCTTATAAGTAGCTTTGGTGTTCAATCTAAGTGCTGGGGCATGAACCTCCTTATATCTCTTTTGAAAGTCCTCTACATTCTTATAGAATGCCAAGTCTGTAGTAGTCAATTCAATAATTTGAGAAGTAGCCAGTTCACTGTTCCAGTAATACTCCCTTAATGCAGCTTTTGCATTGTTCTTTACTACAAGGCTTCTGTTAATACTATCTGCCTCTTGTTTGGTAATATCACCTCTTATAAACTTCTGGTTTACCAAGTCTTTAATTTGTTGGAACAAATCTGTAGCAACTCTATCATCTACTGGATTATTGTTGTTATAATCTTTCAATAACAACTCCATATCAGTAGTCCATAAAGTAGTACCAAGGACTTCCTTAGCTTTGATAAGAGACTTTGCAGTTCTTGAATTATATTGTGACTGACCTGCAAAAGGCAAGTACTTGTATTTTCCATTTGGTAGTTCATCAAACAAACCAATTCTTGCCCAATCTCTATATGCTTCTTCAAAGCCATTATCTATAACTTCTCTAAGAGTGTCTCTAATGAACTCCTTTAACTCAGCACCACTACCCTCTCTGCTCAATCTGTGCAGTCTGCTTGCAAATGTTTCACCATTGTCATATCTTATGGAATTAAGTGCTGGTAAGAACTTGAACTCAGCTCCTCCTAAGCTTTTGATTTCACCATTCTTATCTCTGGAAACATCATAATTTGCAATAGGAGAAATATTAGGATTACCTTTCTGAAGTTCCTCATCTCTTGCCATGACAAGTACTATTCTATCATACTCTTGATTAACTAAGTCAGTCAGTTTATCAAGAATAATATCATCATAAGTCAGCTTGTTTCCATTCTCGTCATACTCAACTCCACTTACATATTTTCTAAATCTAATAAATTCAGCAGAAGGAGAATCTGAGAGAATAGGAACATGATACCAGGCCCACTTAACACTGGTTCTACTATCCTCTGGATCTCCCCAATATTCAGTAAGAAGTGCTAAGGTGTAATCTAGATCATCCCAGTTAGTGTAGTCTACTTTATCAGAGTTTAACACTACTTTATGACTTAGTCCTCTTCTCATTTCCTCAGAATTTACTAGTTGCTCCAACCAGTCACTTCTCCATCTCCCATCTTTAAAGAACCATTCATATTGCTTAAACTCAGTATTAATAAATTCCTCAAATTTCTTCTTATCTCCTCTTACATTCTTGAGTTGTTTAATTAATTTTCCAAGGTAATTAGGAGTAACATGAGAATAATAAGACTTATCGTTCTCTCTAACACTACTTTCGATAGCATTCTCAGTCACATTAGCTATCATACTTACAATCATGCTATAAGCAGAACTAAATGTATTGATTAAGTCTCCTCTTTTCTCAGTTCCATCTTCTCTAATTTCAGACTCTATCTCACCCTTCTTAATACCACTGAATATTATATTCAGTTGAGGCAGTAGGAGCATAACAGGGTCAGTAAATTTGACTATATCAGAAGTATTGATATCTGTAAGTGCATTCTTCAATGCTGAAGGATTAGCATCAATACCAAGCATGTTCAATAGTTTTAGTATAGTCTTCCAGATCCTATCATCCTCAAGAAGTTCTAATCTTGCCTCAGTATCTAAATTAGAAAATTTGTTGTTTAGGGTTTCAACCCACTTTAGACCTTTCTCAGCATTCTCAATGTTTATATCTCCATTCTTTTCATATACACTATCGCTATCAAGTTGAATACCATTCTCATAGTTATCTCTCCAAGCATCAAGAAGATAATATACACCTTCAGGCTTATTAATAGCAATAGTCTGCATCTTGAATGTACCATCAGGCATTATCTTTTTCTTCTGGATCCAATAGGGTACGAAATCCTTTCTGAAATCTTGATAGAATTGAGAAAATAGCGTATCATCCTCCTCAAGCAATTCTCTTACTTGAGTCACCCAAGGTTTATTCCTTTCGAGCTCCTGTATAAGAGGGATCATATCTTCAGAAGTAATCATATCTCTCAACTTGTCGATAAGAGTTGCATGAACATAATCGGCATCCAAATATCTTAGATTACCCAAATCATCTTCTTCATACATTCCTTCATAGTCAAGTCTAGGTATTTCTCTAATAACTTTTCTAACTTCTTGAGATAAGGATTCATGAGAACTAACTTGTCTGAAGTTAGTCATCCAGCCATCTTTAAAAGTCTCTTCCTTATTATAATCATCAGCTTGCTCATCAAGCTCACTATATCCTTCAGGGGTATCATCATTTAAGTTAGCATCTTCAGGAGTAATGTAGTTTAAGTCAATCCTAATTCCTTCTGTCATCACAAGCAATGTGCTAGCTTCTTCTGCTAAAGGTTCAAAATTATCAACAATTTTTCTATAGGCTTGTTCCTTATATTCTGCTTTCTTTCTTGCAGCATTCGATTTTTGTTCATTAGAAAATCTTTCAGATTCATCTATAATACCTTCATCAATTAATGTTTGCTCTCTTGCATTTATTGCCTCAAGTTCACTTTGTACTCTATTCTCTTCTGTATCATTGATATAGGATTGAAATATATCCAATACTCTATCAAATAATCCAGCAGGGGTGTATCTCTTTATGGCATCGAATCTGTTAAGGGAGCTTAACTCCATCTGTAATTGCAATCTTTCTTCATCAGAAGCTGTATCCATTCTCTTATTAATAGAGTTATTTATCTCCTGCAATGCCTTATCTACTTCATTACTAAAGAACCTAGCAATAAGATTTACTCTATCTCTTCTTGTTCTTGGATCAAAGTCTAAATCAACCTTAGCTTGTTCTTCAATAGAAGAGACCTTAGGAGCATCAAATGAAGGAGATAATGCTTCATCGAGCATCTCTACTGTATTTGCACTTCTTAGTTTAAATCTAAAATTATTAAGTTCTCTTACAGTAGGATACTCTTCAATAGATTTATTATTCTCTTTTTGCCACAAAGCTACAAGACCCTTTACAGATTCCTCTGTTTCATCTTGTAACTCCTTAGTTAGGTGCCTAATCTCTTCAGTTGTTACTAAACAATTATTCATATAATATACTTGTTAAATAAAACAATAGCAAAGGTAAGTATTTATCCTTAATAAACCAAGATATTAAGTGTGAAAGTTACCATCAATTAATTTGATTACTAATTACAGTATGAAGAAATAAGAGGTTAATTTATATATTTACATCTAACCCCTTTAAGATGTTTATATTAATTTACTTTATCAGAATAAAGTAGCCTTTTGAATTCTTCCTTGACCTTAAGAAGAAAAAAAATTACTAAGGGAGTAACAAGATCTCTCCGTTACTCCCATTTGAAAATTTTCTAATATTGTCAGGAAGAGATGTAAATAGATTACTCTACTACATATTTTACTCCATTATAAATGAGATGTGAAATCGTATTTATATTTACATATCTCTCTCCGGTCTCTTTCTCTGTTCTTTTAATGTCCATATCCATACATTTATATTTACCATCTCTTGAAACGAATTGCATCTTGTAACCTCTTAGTACTCTATCCTCTCCTTCAATATAATCCTTTACAGGATTGTTTTGAATGAATTCTAGAGCTTCCTTGTAGGCTACAGCCATGGATTTCTTTTGTCTTTTAGCCTTATCTATTAATGCAATAGCCTCAGCTCTCTGAGATTCTCTCTCAGACTCAAATTGCCTCTTAGTCTTAGGCTTATCCTGTTTTTTGAAAACTACAGTAAACACTTTGGATGACTTAATGTTCTCAAAGATAGTTCTTATACCAGGAGTGCCGTCTTTCTTATCCTCTCTAGTAACTTTTACTTCTATTTCATATTGGTCAGAAGTATTAAGCATATTATGAACATACTCATTGCTTAGACTTATAGTCTTCTTACTCTCAAGATGTTCAAATACAATACTATCTTTCTTTACTTCTTTTACAATGTAATGGGACTCTTCTGAGAAGACGTCACCTACTTCAATTTCTGTAAGATTTACTTTCATGCTTTTATTATTTTAAGATATTACTTCTTTTGAATAAGCTGCATATACAGTAGTCATTTCAATATCACCACTTGCTTCAAAGCTATCCATGGTAGTCTTATAAAGGTCTCTTGTCCTTTCTCCTCCTCTTGCCAATGCAACAGCTTCAATAAGCTGTGAAGTCTTTAAGCTTGTACTGAAGGGGGCACTCACACCATTAGTAATCTTTGAGAGTTCTTTATACCACTCAGTTTTATTTATAGTCACTGTATCAAACTTAATTCCTTTTTCAGCAGCTTTCCTAGCTTCTTCTCTCCAATCAATTTGATTATTAACCACTTTGTTACTATAATGGTATCCTACTCCATGTGGTTCTGAATCTGCAATAAGGAGAACTGCTTTGATAGAACCCTCTCTCCAATTAGTCTCTTCTACTATCTTCTTAATGACAAGTTCATAGAATTCCTCTACATCGCCCCCACTTGTATTCTTTGCCTTGGTGACAAACTCTATAAGTCTAGTCTCATCATTAGTAAGCTCACATACTTGATATGCCTTACCAAATTTATCTTTGCTTGGCATATCACAATAATCACCAAAAGCTACTAATCCTATCCTTAAATTAGAATTCTGTTCAAAGAGTTTAGGGATCAGTTCCTTTATATTCAACTTAACTGCTTCAATGTAAGCACACATAGAGCCAGTAGTATCAAATGCAATCACCATGTCAAGCATACTATCATTTAGAGGTGATTTTGTGTCTTTTTTCTTAACTAAATTCGTTCTCATATTCTTTTTCTACTAAATACATTTCATCGTTTTCAGCATCATATGCGACAGCAGAGTTATAGGGAGTAAACTTGTGAGCCCAACAGAATTGAACAAAATTAAAAATATTTGAAAAGCAGAATATTTTAGGATTATCCTGCAGCCAGGCTTCTCTTAATTTATCTATATTCATCATACCAGTCCTCTTTTGATAAATTCTTCACTTAAAGGAATAGCTAATTCTCTCGCACTAGGATGAGCATTAGGAGCACATCTTAATTCAAAGAAATGTTTCCAATCGTTAATAAAGCCAGTCATTACTAATTCTGTCTTTAAGGCATTAGGTAGTACTGCTCTTGCTTGTTGAGGAGCCCAGGGATTATTCCTAAACCCAGTCTTATACCTCTTGTCAGGTATCTTATCTTCCCACTGTTTTAGTAAGTTAAGATAGTTAGCCTCGGCAGCTCTTAGTGCTACTAAGAATCCATTATAATAGGTATTACTTTCATAGTTATAATCCTCCAACCAGCAAGGTTCAATAAAGGTAAGCTCATTACCAAACTTGTCCTTAGAGTAGTTACAATAACGGGTACTCTCTTGAGCAAAGGAGAATACTCTATGTCTTACAAATTCCATCTGTTATATTAAGGCTCTTTATCCTTAACTCTCCTCTTTTCAAAGGAGTGTCGGACTATATCATCATCCTTTATAGGATGCCCAGCACTCGTGTTGTTATTATATTCTATGAATCTTACAAGTAAACACATTGTTTCTAAGTTATACCTATTACAGGTATCATATGCCTTACAATTTATACATTCCATAGTTTCAAACATTAGTCTCTGAACCTTCCAACTTTGTTAAAGGTTGGCTTGGCTGCTGATTAGCATGATTTAGTATTTTATTACACATCTCAAATAATTCCTCTGTTGACATATCTCCTTTCATCCAATTAACTCTTTTTGTCACCCATTGAAGGTTTCCTCTAATGTAACCTTTAGAAGAATCTATCCTATCTAAAGATAAAGGTAAATCCTTCCTTACATGGTCTAGAGAGCCATCTTCAGGAAGAAGATTATCCCCAGTTAAGACGCACTTGAAATCTTGGGATTCAAGTAGGTTACACAGATATTCAGGGGTTACATCTTCTGCAAATTCCTTGTTTCTCAGAATTGCATTTCCTCTTAACCTATTTATAAAGCTTTCTCTAAAGTTAGATACTATTTTCCCATTAGTACATCTTCTGCAACTTTGATATTTGGTAGAATCCATAATTTGTGACGCAGGCATCCACCTTTCATTTCCACATTGGCATCTAACTCTATACCGAAGTTGATTATTTATATACTCAGGTCCAGATATAACTTCCCATGTGCCAAATTTATATCCTATTGGAATATTTAGCCTCCTGTTTTTATTAGAGCACTCTTTACACATAGTAGTTCTACCATTCTTAAGAGAAGAGCATTGAACATAGTACTCTTTCCCACACTCACATCTAACTTTATAATAATAACTATTCTTAATTCTTGTCCTAGAGTTTTCTATAACTGTTAATTTTCCAAATTTGTCTCCTATATTTACCATATTTATTAAATTTTCATATGCAGATATACAACAAATTTTTCAATTACCCAAATAATAAAATACTAAATTTTAGCTTTCCAGCAATTCACTGGGTTTTCTTAACACATTACTATGTTAAGCCACAAATTTCTTATGGGACACTCCTCTATCACAAATAAATCTAACAGTAATTCTCTTTTCATGATGTCCAGTAGGTTCACAGACAAACTTCAAGTCATTAAGCCAACCCTTCTCTATCAATACTCTAAAGTTAGTAGTTATATAATGAGTAGGAATACAATGTATATTAGGAATATCTCCTTTAGGATACCTAAGAATCACCCTAGAGTAAGGATTATTTTGATATTTCTCTGACATCCTCTCATCTCCTACTACTTTAAGATATACAGTACCATGCTCCAACATGGCACCATGACCAGACTTAATCATTCTCTCTACAAAACCTTTAGCAGAATCCTCTGTCATTTTATCTTCTGACTTATAACAGGTCCTTCCAGCTCTTTCTATAGCTTTATATATCCCATCTATTCCAGGTTCCTGTTCTAAAATCTCCCATGAGGGTTTAATTAATTTCATATACAACAATTATTGATAAATAAATTTTAATAACTTCTCTTTTGATACCATCCCAGACAATTTCCTTAAAAGATTACCTTCGTTATCTGTAACTAGAAGTGTGGGGAGTGACTTAATGTTATATTTGAGAGAAAGCCCTTCTCCATCCATAGAGTCTATATTAACACTTTCATGCTCAATATTGCATTCTCTTAATAACTTTTCCAACTCTTTACATGGCCCACACCAATCAGCATATATCTTTATCACCTTCATTTGTTTCCTCCTCTTCTGCAATATCCACTATTTCCATACAATCTTCACACCAGTATTCATTATTTGCCCAATCTTCCTGTGCAAATTCTAAAGTATTAGCATCTACCCATGCATGCTTCAGAATACTTGTACCTCCACAATTATTACAATGTAGAGGTTTTCTATTATCTTCACAGCTTTCTTTCTCTTCTAGAGAGTTTAATACTAACTTTCTTGGCTCATCATCCTCCCATCTTACTTCTGGGAACTTAGAATCATCGCTAAGTATATCCCAAGCACCTTTGTCTGAAACCCAAACATAAGCAGTTTTTACAGGTTTCTCTTCAAATATGCTTAATTCTCCATCTCTATTTCTCGCAATATACATATTTTATTCCTCCAAGAACTTTAATAGTACAAATATACCTATCATTGCCCTCATTTCGCATTGTCGTATGTAATTTCTCTCCCATAATTACTCCAAAGTCTAACTAATTGTTTTTCTGTATATGGTTCTTTTACACCCATATTCGCATTCACATACCATATTCCTATGGAATCAACAAGTATGAACTCATTTATCTTTATCTGGTATATCTCATTATCGGGGTATGCTTCCTTTACAGCAGTTGTACAGTCTCCATTTGTATAGCAACTTGTTAGTATAAGCGATACTAATAAAAGCAATAAAAATTTCTTCATATTTACTCCTCCCACTCGATTTTAACAGTATCAATATATTCTTTATCCTTATCTATATAGGATATTGCACCCTCTTTGGTTTCAAATACAGAAACTCCTGTTATAATATAGCAATTCTCACTACTTGTACGAGGCCTATTACGATTGTAAATATTCACCCATCCTTCTTTCTTCTCTGGAAGAATCATAAGGTCTTCATTATTCTCAACATTATTGTATTTGGCATATCTTCCATCTTCTATATATTTTGCAATTATCTCACTTGGAACTCCCCTTGAATTGATGGTTGAAATTAACGCTAATATTGGATAAGCATTAGAATCTCCTTTATAGTCAAAGCAAATAATCCTTGCCTTTCTTCCGTCTCTTGTGCAGACAGGTTTACCAGCTTTGGCTGCTTCTAAATTGAATGGTTTTAGTCTATTACAAAGCCTTTTTTCCATATATACTCCATTTACATTAGATGTTCTGTCAGCAAACAATTTTAATTCTGCACTTTCTTCCATATTTTCTTTGTTTTGTTTGACTTCTACATAGATTGTTCCTGTGCCTCTATTTTTGCATGTACCACCACTTAAACATGCTCCTCCTTTTTTGAAGATACAGAAGGCACAGCCTACGTATCCAGTTACAATTGACTGTACTTTCTTTCCATTTATAATTTCAGGCTCTCCGACCTTTTCAAGTTTCTTAAACCTTACTTGTTTCCCATCTTTTCTTAACCCAGCAGAACAAGCACCGATAGGTATATTAGAGCAATTATTCCTTATATCACAATCAGCACAAGTGAACCCAATATCAACACACTGATACCATTCTCCGTTGTACTCAAATATTTCTCCTACTTTTCTTTCCATAATTAATCCCCATTTGTAATTAACCAAATTTCTGGATTGGTCCCATTTATATCTTCGACATAATATGGTTTCTCTATAATTTCTCTATGTAATTGATAATCTGAAATATCATGTACATAAAATACGGGGGTTGATTTATCTTTCACTTTCATGAGTTCGTCAATCAATTCTTGTACTGTCATATTCTTTTCTTTTTAAGTCTTTCATATTTCTTGCATACCAAATAGAAACATTATAGATTAAATTTCTTGATTTCTTTCTCAGTAAACCAATGTTCTGATTTCAAAGGCTTAAAGCTAAAAAGCATTTTGTTGTAGGAATGTCTATCATAAATTTTATCCCATTCTTTATGCATAGATTCATACTTATCAATATCTTCATGTGATATGCGAAGTAGCTCATCATAAGCTCTATCTAGTATATACGTTCTGAAAACAAATACTTTTTCATTTCTTATGAGAATATATAAGTTGGCTGCTACTATTAAAATTACAAAACTTATAAGTATATTCATTGCTATTCCTCCTGTTTATTTGGTAACAAGTCTTCTACATATGCCCAACGTTGCATGTTAACTCCACGTGAAAATTTTACCCAATTTCCAGAGTCATAAAAGGTATCAAAGGCACTGTCTCCAAGTTAGGCAAGATATATTCTATTCCTTTCGGGTTCTTCACTTACCTCATGCCACACTGAATTTATCCGCCAGTTTGCACCATGCTCGAAAGCATCAGCTATTGCGTACTTATCAAAATCTCCAAAGACACAAGATGGGGTTGCTGTTTTGGCATATTCTAATGACTTCTTCTCAATATCTTCTATTTTCATTGTTTATCAATTTTTCTCATTAACTTCAACTAGATGACTGTCTATTTCCTCTATAACCTCAATAGCCGCTTGTAAGAATGCTTTATTAGTTGTACGGATATATCCTGATCCGAACTTACCTATCTTGTATTTGTCTGCCGTAAAAACGATATATTGCTTTGCAAACAGAATGTTGATACAGCATTTTAATCGTTCAATCATTGCTCTCCTCCTTTCTTCAATTCTGCTATGAGCGCATCGGCACATTCTATTGCATATTGCGCTTGTGCCATTGTATTTTTGAATCCTGTTGTGTCATTGTTATGTTGTTCAGCAGAAGTCATCATATCTTTGGCTATCTCATACCTGCGTTGCTCCCAATCAATGTTCTTGTGTGGTTCTTCTTTAATAAATTCAAGCTCTGATTGCACGTATGTACACCAACTACGCTTGTTATCAACATATTAACGCTCCACTCCTCTTTTGGTGATAATATTTTCTGTCCGTGATACCTCTATGACTTCGCCAGTCGATTTAATTTTTGCTTTCATTTCTTTATTATATCATCAACATTTCTTAATTTCTACTTCCAGACTATCTACCTTCCACTCATTTAAATTACCTTTATCCGGTAGTATAATTTGGTCTCTTACTGCTCCTTCTATATCACACTCTGAGTAGTCTATATCTTCGAAGTAATCCCCATCTTCATCTACTCCTGAATCCACTATTGTATAGTCATCTACCCATATCGACACTATCTTACTTAATGTTATAATAGCTTCAACCTCAATTTTCCTACTTGAATTTGATTTCATATTCCATGGGGAATGATCATTATGTTCCACTCCTTCTGGATAATATCCACTTTCAGTCATTTCTTCTTTTCTTTAGGTTCGTATCTAGGTTATTCTCCTTAATCAGCCTTCTGATAATTACATCCTTAATGTTCTTTGGGATGCTGATATGCCTTCCTTCATTATTTATGTAGATAGAATGGCTTCCATTACATCTATTATAATAGAAGCCATTACTCTCTACTATCTTAATAAATTCTCTCCTTGTATATTGTTTCCTTTGCATGGAATCTTTTTAAATTTACAAAATTCCTCTCATCTTTAGTAAAATCTCTACTCTACTCCAATCTACATAGGGTAATGTACTGTATTCATCATGCTTTAGCGGTATCCTAAGAGAACTATCATCTATATAAATGTGTGCAAATATCTTCTTAGAGGAAGTCCAATTATGTTGAATAGGATTTTCATTAATACCATATAGAGGAATCTCATTTTTATGGAACCAATCAATAGCTTCTTGAAGAGTATCCATAAGTCTAACATTGTCATCGGTAACACATTTATTACTACAATGACTCCTCATAGTATATGAGATAATTTGATGTCCTCTCTCTACTAGTTTCCTCAATACAGGTATTGCACCTATATCTTTACCTATTTTAGGGAACTCATGAGTTACACAAGTTCCATCAAAATCTACTGCTATTACCATCTACTTCTCTCCTTTGCTACTAGTTAGATATTCTATCTCAAATTCAGATTTGGGAATCTCAAAGCAACAGCGAATCCCAGATTCAACCCATCTTAGTTCATATCCTAAGAATTCAAGCCTTCCAGATAAAGGTGCTTTAGTACTAATGATACTTACAAACTTATTATTTCCTATGTAGTTTAATACATTATTTCCTGTACTGTAGACTTTCCCTATCTTAGACAAATTAGGTCTACCAGGCTTATAGTAAAGCCCAGTAGCCTTGTGTTTTATTCTATACGGAATCATTACTGGTTTCATTTTTATCCAACCACATCACAGTCATTATAGCATAATTAGCAAGGTCCAGAAGGGTGTCTTTAATAGACTCATTCTTAACCATAGCCTTCTTATTAACTAATGACTCCAGTCTATTCATCTTGTCTCCCATCCTTACTAGACCTGCTATAAGTCCAAACTTATTAAGAGAACAATCAAAGGAATTACCATAATCATGATTCTTAGCTGCATAAGTCTTAGCCATATTAGTAGTTATGTCCATAAAGGAATCTACACTACTGTCAAGTTCTGGTCTTTGCCCTAAGATTTTCAGTTCATTCATTACAGACCTTATAGGATTTAAAGCCTCTATAGATACTCCTGCTCTTATAGCATTTTCAAGTTTATCTATAAGATCTTTATATACTTTATTAATTTTTACCATTTCCTTAACTTATTTTCTTTTACTATACTATCTTAATTAATGTACCCAATAAGTAGGAAGAGGACCATTATCATCAAGATATTCTTTATAGCTCTTTGGTAAGTCCTTTATTTTATAAGACTGATTAGTTCTGATATTTACTAGAACATCTTCTCCCATAGAGGCTATAACATCGCCCTTAACCATGATCTTCTCTCCATTAAATTCAAAGTCTCCTATACATAATTTATGTCTGGACACGTCTACATCCAACTTTACCCTGTGAACAAAATATGCTCCAGCTTTAACCATTATATCATATAGTACTTTAACTATATCTTCCGCTATCTCTTCTGGAGCTTCACAATTTATTTCCACATAATGTTACGAATATGTCGATTCCACATACTCTCTTTAAGTTTCCTTAAAGGTCGGACTATATCTTATAAGAATTTCCATTTATAAGCAAGTTGCCTGTTTGACAAATTCTTATCTACGCTTTTCAACTCCTCTTGGAGTTTACTCCATTTCTGGATAGTCTCTGAACTCCATAACTTATAAGAGTAACAGTCAATCGGATATTTAGCTAAAATGGAACTAATAATATTAGCCCCCTCATACTTATTTATCCCTAAATAGTAAAGAGGCCTACTATGATTATTATCACATCTAATTTTAGCTGTTATTCCTAAAGACTTAAAGAAAGGTATAAACACTTGTTCTTGAACTTCCTTAGTAAATGACTGAGTGTTAAGATTATAATATAAATCTCTTTTATGCAAACTACCATCATCATAAAACCATAAAGCAATTCCTAATTCATCAAGATTATTTATTACCTCCTGAATAGGTAGTTGCTTAATCAAACTTAGTTCAAACCAGGACCCTCCATAATATGTATATATAGGAGTTTGAGTATAGCCATTTCTCTCAATACAAGATATTCTACCTTTTCCTATCAACTGTTTTTTAAACTCTAAATACTCCTTATGTTTACAATTTGAGGTGTAAATAATACTTCCACTATTAGTAGAACTAATACATCCATCCCCTAATCTGGCAGTAAGAAATACTTGAGTTTGTTCTCTTGTAAAGTTATAAAGCTGCTTATTGTCTATTTCTTTTAATTCATTTAAAATCATATTTAGAATTTTTACTGGTTTATTATTTCAATAATCTAGTATCTAAATCTTTAAGAGTTCCAAGCAATTAACGTAGTTTTACTACAACAAAATTACTTATCGTAGGGAGTAACAGTTATTAAAACTTTGAATAATAATCCATTTTTTCGTAAATATTCAAAGAAATTTACCATACTCACTTTATAGCATAAGGCTCCAGTATGCTGTATAGGATAATTAACGGATTGCCTATCAGAATCAGACTTCCTCTTAAAGAACTCTTTTACCATCTGCACTGTATCACATTTAGGAGCATCTATTTTCATTTCCCTATAGTAATCCCAAAACCCAGGTTCCTTAAACTTTACTTGTAGCTTCCTAAGATAGTTCCAATCATAGATATAGGCTCTATATCCAACTTTAGGATTAAGGTCTATATAGCCTTTACTGAACCAGTCCTTCTTTCTGAACTCAATATATCTTTTAAGACCATTAAAACCTTTCATATAATTGTCATATATCTCTTTAGCTCTTTTAGCTGTAAGCCCGAAGTTTCTCATAATGGTGTTGTCATTACCAGCGTAATTAAAAGCAAACTCATAACCTTTAGCCTCACTTCTCAACTTATGATACTGCTTCTTAACTTCTTTGGCAGGCATATCTTTAGGAATTTCAGGAAATACTATCTTTGCAGTTAGTGTATGTAGGTCCTTCTCACCATAGGTAAGCTCTCTAATCATCTCCTTATCATCAGCTACATCAGCCATGATAAAACTTTCTTGACCCGAGTAATCAGCACTTATCCATTTATTGCCACTTTCAGCTATGAAACAAGCCCTAGTCTTAGCATCAGCAGGCATATTAAGCATATTTACGTACTCAACCTTAGCTGACTTGTCCTTACCTCCTGAGCTTATTCTTGCTGTATCAGTACCCAATGAGTTAAAGTTGGTATATAGCCTTCCAGTATCCTTGTCTATCTGCTTAAGTACATTTGCTCCATAAGTACTGCACAGCTTTTTCATTTCCTTATACCTTATATATAAGGGAATAAGACTGCACTTATCCTTCTGAGGGCCTAGTACCTTAGCTCCTATACTGTCCTTATCCTCATCATCTTCTTTATCCAGAGCAGTGGTATCGACTCCATATTTCTTGAATAAGGGGATAACTTGTTTAGGACTATTCCAATTGAGAGTTACTTGGGGCTCGGTATTAAAACCTAAAAATAGGTTACCTTGTCTATCTATCTTAATATATTTTGAATCAGGCTCATGCTCTATAAGCCACTCATCCATTTCACTTTTAATACTGTTAAGAATAGATTGATCATGCTCCATTTTCTTTTGCCATTTATCTTTGTCCATCTTTACACCACAGTAGCACATATAAGCAATAGGAAGTATAGCCTTATTTTCATACTCCATGGCAGTAAGAAGTCCTTGCTTCTCTAATTGTTTCAGTTGTAATTCTCGTATCTTCTCAAGGTACTTTACATCATTAGCAGCATAAACTATAACATCTTCTGTAAGGCCTTTATAGATGATCTGTCCTCTTATAGACTTATCTAGTTCTATTCCAAGATACATTTCACCTAACTTTTTTAGATTCATATACAAGATATACTTAGCTTTCGAGCCCTTCTTACTAGGATCTGCTGGTACATAGTCATATCTAGGACATTGTATCTTATCCCATACTTCTGGACTTAATACAGTAGGGTAACCTAACCACATTAGTTTCTCTGCTAGAAATAGGTCATAGACATTACGAGGAACTATATGATATTTATAAAGCCACTGTAGGTCAAACTTAGCATTATGAAATAGGAAAAGCCTATCAGATTCAAGATAGTTTTTATATAAAGTAATATCTGTAGTAAGATAATCTATCACTACTTGAAAATCAAAGCATCCTAACTGCAGTAACAAGAGCTTATCCTTATGGCAACTTAATCCGCTAGTCTCAGTATCAACTCCAACAATCCTAAGAGGTTCAAGTAGGGACAGACTTTCATCTACCCCTATTATTTTATACCTCTCAGGTTCAAACAACTCTTTATTTTTCGTAACTGCGTATATCATTATTCAAATATTACAACATGTCCATACCCTATTGAATAAATAATAGACTTAACAACTGCCCCAGCTTCTTTCAGAAACTCCCCTTCTATTATCATAGGACCTCCTGGTGGGGAAATAAATCTCTTAGTCTCCTCTACATACCCAGATTTCACATTTATATAATCGTGCTTCAATACATAGGTTTTGGAATCTTTTCCACTCATATTCTTAAGTTTTCTTAGACAGTTGTCTATTCCTCCTCTAGAATTAAGTTTTATTATGCTATCCATTACTTCATATATGCCATCAAGTTTTTGAAATCAATGATGTACTTATATTTCTCAAAGAATCTACTTCCTAAAATTCCATGAAGCTGTACCCCAGACTCTTGCTTAACTACTTTAAATGCAGCATCTAAGTCAGCTATATTGAATTCCTCTTCAAATTTTTTCTTCTTGTATGTTACTGCAATTTTACAAGAACCGGTACTAACTTCATTCCCTTCAAATCCTATTACACTAGACTCTCTATCGATGATTTCATGGTCTAGAAGAGATAGAATAGAACTGTTTATATAAGATAGATTGCTACCTGTATCCAATAGAAAATTTAGTTTCTTTCTATTACAGTTGAATGTTGCTACTGGCAGCTCTGTTAAATCCATAGATTCCTTAAATGAAATTCTACTATTATTTCTATTCCTTACTTCCATAATGGTATTAGCAATAAGAGCTACTGCTAATACCATTAATGCCACAATTATTATATCTAATATCATATTTCATAGTTTTTTTAGTTATTATTTAAGTCCAGTGGAACCAAGACCACCTCTTTGCTTTCCTTCCAAATTTTCTACCTCAACTAATTTTATTCCAGAACTTAACAGCCATTTTAGCTTCTGCCATATAGAAGCATGTTGGCTAAGTCCGATTTCAAATTGACAGATTCTGTCCCCCCTTTTAATAGAGGTTTCTCTCAATGGGGAGCAGATATAGTTCCACTCATCCTCTTCTCCTTTATAGAGATTATCTACAAAACCCAAACCATTAGGGATAAACAATCCTACCTTTCTAGGTGTGCTACTCCTTGACAGTATTTTAGCTGTAAATCCTTTTGGTAATTCCATAGCTACCCCAAGTGGCACATAATAAGTTTCCATTGTTACATTTCTATATCCAACTTCATTTCCATCTTGATCTACTCTTCTCTTGAGAGTGCCTGATTGAGGGGCTGGAATATTCATATTTACAGCACTTCTTAAATCAATACAGTCTCCAAGTTTATTAATTTCAGGCATACAACCATCTACTAATACTTTTACCTTTATCTTAAGTTTCATATTTATTCTATATTTTTTTTTATTATTAAAACAAATAATTATAATCTACTATATGAGGAGGAGTCAAAGCTCTCTTCTTTTTAAACATAATTTTATTTCCTGTCATAAAAGAGATGCTATCTACGTTATATCCTATAGTTTCAAGGTACTCCTCTACATTATCTATTTTATTAGCTACCTCTTCTGGTATTTTTATACAATCCACGGTAGAACTTTGATGATCCAATACTACAATTTCCATAATTAAATAGTTATTAGTTAATCACATCTTGAATAACCACAATTCATGCAGTGTGTACAACCTCCATCTCTAACTAGGTTTCCTCCACACTCTGGGCACACTTCTCCTTTAATCTCTGAAGATTTAATATACTTGGCTAATATTCTACACATGGCAGAACTGAAGGAAGTTATATTATCATTTACTTTTTTGGCTGTTTTAGTAATAAATTCAATGCTAACTCCATGTCTTAATAGCATTGATGAATACAAAGTAGCAGCTTTCTCCTCTATATTAGTATTAGCCAATTGTAAATCAGATAATTGAATAAATTTACTATCAAAGCTGTAATGCATTTTACCCTTCTTGATAATCTTTCCTTTGTGGGGAGGAATATCGATAGGTCTCAGAGGTCTGAATGCAAAAACCTCATAAGGCTTCCCTTCTAATAGTCCTACAAGAACGATAAATTGCTCCCCCTTTACTCTGACTTGATGATAGTCAGCCTCGAGCTCTTTAGGTCTTTTAGGAGCCTGTCTATTATCTATTATAGCAGGCTTTTCTATCTTATTCAGAACTCCTTCTCTGCAGCCATCTCTGTATATAGTTTGTCCTTTGTTTCCAGTCTTCCATGCTTCTATATAGATATCAGCAATTTCTTCCTCAGTAATTTCTTTTGGGAGATTTATAGTAGAACTGATGCTATGGGTAATATATTTCTGTATAATACCCTGCAACTTAATTCTCTGTCTCCAATTAATTTCTGATGCGGTAGATCCATAATAAGGACTATCCTTGAAAGCTATTTTGAGATACTCTATATCCTGTAACCTCTCCAGATATTCATTACTATTAAAGTTACCTCCAAATGTAGAAAAGCAAAGCCACTTTGCTAGATTGGGATGAACTACGGTAAACAAGGTATATTTCTCTCCCTTCACATCTGTGTAGTCAGCTCTATCACTAGGAGACATACATTTTCTTTTTCTTTCATAGAAAGGTAAAAACACAGGCTCAATACCAGAAGAACATTGAGCCATAATACTCACAGTGCCTGTAGGTGCAACAGTTGACCAGCTTATATTTCTTCGACCATAGCATCTCATTTTAGCAGTTGTTGAAGTGAAATTTTCATTAATGAATTTGTACCACTCATTCTTACCGAAGATAAATGATTCTTCGACATTAAACTCCTTGGATGTATTCCAGGCTGGAAATGGCCCTCTCTCTATAGCCATATCAATTTGAGAATCAAATTGCCCATTGAACATGATTTTCATTAATCGTTCAACCTCTTGAAGACCTTCATCAGAATCATATTTTAATCCTAACATGGCTATAGCATCTGCTAATCCAGTAAACCCAAGACCTGCTCTTCTACCTCTTCTAGTAGTCTCCTTTATCCTATTCCACAGATTAAATTCTACAAAATCTTTTTCATCTTTAACTACATTTATGATTTTATCTATGGCTTCCAGTTCAAGATCTACTAAGTCATCTGCTAATCTCATAGCTTCATAAGAATGTTTGTAGAGTAATTCTTCATTGATATGTGCCATATCTGTAAATGGATCTACTATGTAACTTGTTAAATTAATATGAATTAATCTACAACTATCAAAGGGACCCATTGGTATTTCACCACAGTTATGAGCAACCATATTATTAGCAATTAAACAATGTGTTCCAGGTACTTGTATATCATATACATCTACTTGTTCACCTTCTTCAATGCTAACTATACAATTATCCCACTGATTTCTACACTTAGTAGCTAAGTAATCAGGTAATGGCTCTGTATTTTTCCAAGCTGGGGTTTTTTCACTTGGGACAAACCTCCCATCTTCTCCTCTGACCTGGTGATTTTGTGGATTCTGTTCTAATGCTGTAAGTCTAGCATGTTCAGAGTGATCAATAGATTGAAGGTTATTAATTACATTATTAAATGGATTTGCATCTAAGTGATGAATATCCTTATCAATCTGCTGACCATATACTCCCTCATAAACAAGTCTATGCTCCATTACATAGTCCCTATTTCCCTCGGTAGTAAGTTTCACTCCAACATATCTCCTTCCTCTTCTGCTCCTTAGGATATGAGCAATTCTATCTCCTATCTTAAGATTTTGAGCTTCTATAAATCCCACTCCTTGAACGAACATTTTATGGTTAGGTGTAACCATTATAGAAGATCCATTTCTTAGGACAATCTTTAATGTTTTAGCATTATCTCTTGTCTTAAAAGCTGCTGTAGAGGGAACTATACAAATATGCCCTTCCTCATTCATGCTATATACATAAGTAGGTTCAGTTATATCAGCAATTCTCTTTCTACCTTCTACAGTTTCAATGAGAGTATCAGGATGAAAGCAAGGATTTGTCCCGATCATCTTAAATTCTTCATAAACACCATCAGGAGCATAATTATGCATGGTACTTTCAAATATTATTCCAGGTTCTGCAGTATTGTATGCACAATGCATTAGAGTATTCCATAATTTTCTTGCTTTAATCTTTTTCAGATAAACCCTCTTATCAACGGAAAGAGATTCTCCAATACAAAGCAACTTGTCATATTCCATCTCCTCTAGTTGTGATGGACTATAGTTAGTATATACTGGCCATCTAAGCAAATAATCCTTATCATCAACTACTGCTTTCATAAATTCATCTGTAACCTTCACACTAATATTAGCACCGGTCACTTTAGTAAGATCTTGTTTCTTAGTGATAAATTCCTCAATATCAGGATGATTTATATTTATACTTAACATTAAAGCTCCCCTACGGCCTCCTTGTGCTACCTCATTAGTAATATCAGAACATACTTCCATGAAAGAGGCTGCCCCTGTAGATACCTTTGCAGCATTATTTACTTTAGTTCCTCTTGGTCTCAAGTTGGATAGATCATAGCCAACACCTCCTCGTCTTTTCATAAGTTGAACCTGTTGACTTCTAGTATTCATTATGCTAGAATAACTATCTTCTGGAGATCCTATTACAAAGCAGTTAGATAAAGAGACTAATTTTCCTGTGCCTAATCCAGACATGACAGAACCTCCAGGGATTACATACTTAAATCTTTTAAACAATTCGTATATATCCTCCTCTTTTAGCTCTTTCCTATTATATCCATAAGAGGATAACATTAATTTGTCCTTTTGACTGATAGAAGTATTATCTGCATATTCCCTCTCTATTCTACCAAATTCCTTAGCAAGTCTTCTATGCATATCATCAGGAGTTCTCTCTCCTTCCATAGCATACTTGTTTTTCCATGTAGAAGCTGCTAACTCATCTCCATTAAAGTAATTTAATAAATCATTCATTATTTAACCAATCTGTTATCATGTTAGTTTTTGAAATATTTATAGGATATTCTACATTATTAGTAGAATAATGGTGGAGCTCTGATACTATCTTACTCCAATGCCTACATAAGTATTGCTTGTTTCTTCCATAGATGTGATCTTCAAATCCAACAGTATCCTCATATATCCATATGAGAGGTTTTTTATTATATTTATTGATTACTATAAATCTGTAATCTAATAATCTATAATTCTTATAAAGATCATCCTTATCTAGAGTTTGCCTTATAAGATACCAATAAAGCTGAGCTTGTATCCAATAATTCCAGTCTATAAAAGATTTATAAAATTCCCATTCATTCTTTCCAGATGTTTTTAAATCACAAGGTATAATGGATTTATCCTTATGATTAACCACTAGTAAGTCCGCCATACATCTCAATGGGATCCCATTCCATTCTCCTTTGAACTTTAATTGATAAAACCTCTCTATTTCAGGATTAAATGGGTTATTAGGTTCAAAGTACCACTTAGTCATTCTATGTGTTTTCAATACTTCTACACATTCACAGGCACTCATGTAATCTTTAGTTGATACTAATGTTTTATCTTTGGATAAAAATAATAGAGAGTAATAATCTCTACACTCTTCTTTTATCTTTCTTATTCTATAGGAGGCATACTTAGGATTGGAATAATATCCACAAGATTCCCCAATACTTGATATAATACTGTCTGGTATTTGCTCTATACTACTATAAGATTCATGGCATGTATTGAATAGCATTTTGGCTACCTGAGCCAGAGAGTCACTAATGTCAGGAAGTTCAGCTACCTCATATCTTTTATTGAACTCTTCTTGACCATCTGTAAGAAGAGTATCTACCATACTACCAAATAACAAAGAAGGAGTCTCTACTTTATCATATAAATTCCTCAAACCATTAAATCCTTCTCTGTTAAATCTAGCTATAGTGGAATAAGAATAGGCTTGATCGGACCTATATTCCTCCTCATTTACTTTCCACGAAATATCATATAAAGACTTCATAATCCGAATTATTAAAATCATTGGGCAATTCAAGCCTCATTAAATACACATCTACTTCAGATTTGAGTATATGTAAACCTTCTAGATCAATTTTAGCATATTCTGGTCTTGGGTGTTCACTAGTCACATTCTTTTTTACTTTAAGTATTGCCGAATCTACTAACTCTTTTAATGAAGAGAAATCTCGACTGTCTAAGAATTTGTAACCCAAGTTAATATCTTTTTCAGGAAGTAAACTAATTAATTTTCTAATTCTCTCTACTGGTGTACTATTCATAATTCTTTATAATTTCTATTGCTTGAAGAAGCTGTTTCTTAGTATATACCTCAAAATAAATAGATTTCTCTCCTTTTTCTAGGTGTAATCTATCTAGGTAATGCAGAAACATCTTCTTTTTAATATAGAACACATCATTCTCTATCCCTTTGGCTTCAATATACACATTGAGATTATTATACTTAAAATAGAAATCTGGAGTATATCTAATACCTACCAATTTTCCAGTCTTCTGTACTAGCATCCTCGATGGACAATTATTTACCCCCTCCTCAAGTCTCTTGGCTACCTGTCTATCTGTCTCCTTATCATAATAAGGGGTTATTGGTTGGAACCCCTCCCATAAAGTAAAAGTCTTAGGCTCATATTGAGGATTGAATCCATGTTGCAGAAGGATATTATAAAATCTCTTCTCTATAACACTCTTAAAGGTAATGCTACTATCCTTGCAGACAGTAGCATTCCTTATCTTTTTATTTGCAGTTTTCATTTAAAGTCAAAACATTCTTGCGTTAGCAAATTTTGAAGCTCTTCCAATAATCCAAGAGCAATTTGGGCTTCTCTGACAGATCTGAAAGCAGCAAGGTTTTTGTAATCCTTGATACATCCTTTTCTCAGGTTATAAACTTTCATACTAATTATATCTACCACATATATGTCAGGGCTATTACTAATATGATCTTCATAATTGGCATCTAGATCGATAGCTATTTCCCTTAAGAACATAGTATATAGTGAAGCTGGACAAATATTAAGTAAGGTAAAAAGGAATTCCATAGAATTCTCTTCATTTAGACTGGATTTTTGGCATATTTTCCTAAGATAATACTCTACATCTTTTTCAGATTTAAGGGGTCCTTTTTCTGGATCTTCTCTCTCTACTATTAAACCTTTTTTAATTAGTTTACTTATACTATTAGGAAGTACAGTAAATTCTTGAATTATAGCAAAGTAATCTCCCCTACGTTCTCTTCTTAGAACGTCACCCATCTTTACTTCTTCACCTGCTCTCGTGTAATACTTCTTTGTACTCATTGTTTTTTTTTTTCTTAATGTTAATATTCTTCATACCATTTTATGGAGTATCCATAAATATCATTTAGTTTCTTATCTATTTCAGTAAATAGATAATGAGGCATCTTTATTCTATTTCTTGCAAAATATGCTGGATGTTCAATTTTCAAGACATGATTAAATTTCTTATTAATATACGGATTAAATGTTTCAGCTTGCTTACCAAATAACACATATACAATAGAACATGAGCTTTCTGAAAGATTTTTTAGTAGTTTAGATATGAATGGCCCCCATAACATGACATGAGAGCCTATCTTATTCATCTCTACAGTAAGGGCAGAATTAATCATCAATATACCCTGTTTGGCCCAATTCTCTAAAGTTTGGTCAAAGATAATATTATTATGTGGAATCTCAAAATTTATTACCGCTTCTTTTATTATTTTCAAAGAAGGTGATAAATCCTCTTCAAGAACTTCTTTCTTGTTCCCAAATAATATACCAGTGGCTACTCCTTTCTGGGGATAAGGCAATTTGTTACCCTAACAGCTCTTTATCTGTTAGTTCTATATGTTACCATATAGTTCGGACTATATCTTCATTGTTTCCAATGCAGGGCACTCGTGTCAGGTTTATTATTTGAGCTATTCACCTGTTAGTCTCTGAACCTTCTACATACTTTTATGCTCTTCTGTAGCTTGGCTGCTGATTGACTCATTAAGTTGTTCCAGCAATTCACCCTGTTTATCCAGAACCCTTCTTTTACTATAAGTAATTAGTTTATATTGCATGGATGGAATAATATAATCTTTAATTAGTTCTACAAACTTAGGAAAATCCTTAGCTTGTAGATACATACTATTATCATGTTTGCCTACAGTAAAATGTAAGTCAAATTTATTTAATAATATGTTAGCTAACAAAAGCTGTTCTTCAAGAGTAAATGAACAAGTAGATAAGATACATGAATTTTTAGTTACATAACCATCATCCATATACCATATAGCCAAACCTAAAGCATCTATATCTTTTACAAATTCTTCGAAAACTCTTTTATGACCATTAGAATCATAGTATTTTAATCTTATATTTGTAAAGATAGGATGTAATCTAGATTTAAATCTATACCCTACTAATTCGTGTGAATATCTTTTATTATTTATATGATACTCAACTATAGGAGATACTAAATTATACTTATTTAGTATATTCCATTTATACTCAAGATATTCTTTTTGTTTTTCAGAATGTGCTATACTAAGACACATATTCTTAGTTTTACTTCCTACTGAACAAAAACATCCATCTCCTAATAAACTTCCTATAAGAAGTTGTTTTAAGTCATTACCCATTTCTAAATCTTTATGATTCTTCATACTATCAAAATTTTTAATAGTACAAAGATAAGGTATTTGACCTAATATTACAATACTTTAAGTAAATTATTTATAGTTACTTATTAAAATCCTGCCCCAAAAATACTACCTTCAAATCTTCGAATGGACATAATTTAAAGGCCTTGAATACATCAGCTTGATTAGGATATATAGGTTTGTTTGTATATTCTTTAGATAGTACACTCATTACATGATTAAGTTCTGCCTTATCAATCACCTTAGTCCAACCTCCAAAATATTCTTCTGCTGTCATCTCTTCAATAATAAACTATTAACATTATCCTCCAGAAGATTATTTAAAGCCTCATTCATGTCTCTATCTTGGGGGGGATGAACAGCTCTTATAAACTCCTTAGCATCATCTATTTTCACCTCCACTTCATATTGGAATCCGTAATAATTATCCTCAGATAGGAAAGCAGGTATAACTCTATTGGTTATATGCTTCTCTAAGGTACTTGATCTATCTATGAATACCCTTGGAGATACATGTACTATTATCTTCTTAGTAGGGACCAACTTGAAGTTCTCAACCTTGTAGCATTTATTTATCATTAATAGCATCTTCATGTAGCTATCAAATGCTATTCCTTTACATCCATAGTATATCTGATCTTTACAAGATACTTTATTTAAAGTGAGGAACCTAAACAGTTCTTTAATCAATGTATTATTCCCAGGAACTATATTATTTCTAGAATTCAAGGGCACAGCAATTCCTATCCTATGTTTTTTCTGCAGTATTTCTCCAGCTATACTTCTAGGCAGATAATCAAGTGATGCTTTTAATACAGTAGGAATCTCTATATCTACCTCTTTTTTTATATTGGCTTCGACAATTACTCTATAAGGATTCATATTTTCAGTTCCCAAAGACGGGGACTGCAGTACTGAGTAGCAATTAGCTGTTACTGCACTATATAAATTATCTATATATCTTTTTGAAAAAACCATCATGCTATAGTTTTAAAATACATTGTTTCTGCATTATACTCAGTATAGAATGGGAGATCTCTATCTATAAGAGGGTTACACTGATTTGCTACGAAGTTAATAAATAAATTAACTATAATAGATCCAATCATATTAGCCATAAAAGTAGTTTGTTTATAGCTACATACTGTAGGAGCGGCTTGAGAGTCTGAGAATAAATAGGGCTCATATCTTCGTTCGCCATCCGTGTCATCTCCTTTTATACAGAACACTTGAAGCTCTTCTGCTGCTAATCTGCCATCTATAAATAGACATTCCCCTCGTTCTTCTTCTGGTAATCTAGCTACAAAATTGGTCCAATTTCTGAAAGCATCCTTTCTTGCTTTCATATTATCAAATCCACAAATAGTTACTTTACTTATCATCGAATTCTCATCTAGCTTCTCATGCTTAGCTACAAAACTATAATAGTTTGAATAATTCGCTATCATATTTGCTGCAGCATCTACTTTGTAATCCCCTATTTGATTACTGTTATACAGTTGCCCAGATAAATTAACCCTTTCCACTTTATCTGGATCATACAGGGTCATTGTATTAACATCTAGTCTAGATAACATGAATACCACATAACTTCCTATCCCACCCAAACCAGCTATAGTAACATCCTGTTTACGTGTTTTATCGAACCAGATAGCAGAATTAAATCTTGATGTTTCCTCACTTATCAATAAGGTCTCAGAATTTTTGGGGATTTCATCTTCAACTAAACTCTGAGATACCATCTCATCTATTAGCATTGAGTATTCCTTTTCACTAAGATAAAATGCATTATCTTTTATTCTGACTTCTCTAGCAGGCATTCCATTCCAGAGGACATGCTCGATGCTAGGAATATTCCCTTTCCTAATTAATTCTAATACTTCTTCTATACTCTGTTGAGCAACTTGACCTAACTTCATCATACTTATTTTCTCCTATAGAATCAAATGTAACCGTTTAATATTTCAATAAATTTTTCTATGTATATATTGCTATCAAGATCTTCCAGCTCTTCCTTAATTGCAATAGCACATAATGTATTCATCTCATCTTCCTCTATTCCTTGTTTGATCAAATCTTCATCTATTGTGAACCAACATAGGAATTCTATGAATCCTTCAGCCCATTTCCCAAATATATTCAATCCTTCTTCTCCCTTCCCAAATCTTCTCTCATAGATAGGAACCATTCCTGCTACCCAAGATTTTATATTTATTTTACTTTCTCTAGGAATGACTACACTTCCTGTTACTAATTGAAGAGCTAAAGACTTTGCTAGATCCTTATTGAAACTATATTTCTTCGTAAATTTCAAAGTCTGTTGCTTCCAGCTTAAATCATCTTCTTCCACTAGACTGTGTGCATTCTCTTGTGCTAATGGTTTAAATCTGGATAGAGGCTCATGTGTATAAGAGAGAGTGTTAAATCTACTATTTACTTCCTGGATCTTCTTAAACCCTTCTATCTCTTTAAGTCTAAGTTCTAACTCAGTGTATTTATTGTATCCTTCTATCTCTATATCAAGATAGTAATATTCTAATTCTTCAGCACTAGACCCTTGTGAATTTCTAGTTTCACTAACCTGAATATTCCCGAAGCTAGGATAGCAGAAGCTTTCAGTAATACGCTTATTTGTCAATCTTCTGGTTATAGCTGCTGTATAATCCCCTCGATTGTTAACTATTAAAGAAACAAAGTGATTCCTATCCAATCCTTCTTCTTCTAGGGTTCTTATATCTGTCCCACTAAAGAATGTATCCATGTTATTATGTGAATGAATAAGACCCATTTGACAGTCTAATAATTTAGGATTGCTTGCCATATAACTGGCTATATCAGGAGACATATTGAACTCTGTATAAGAACTACTTCCAATATCCATAACATATATATCCTCACATCTTATGATTAGGCTGTTATCTTTAAAAGCTCCTTCAACAGTAAAGAATAGAACTCCAGACCATTCATCTCTCCACACCTTCCTGCATATGCACCTTATTTTTTCTTCTACCTCTTTAGGTATTATCATTTTATAAGTAGTAGCACTCTTGGTCACAGGAATCCTCTGTTCCCCTACCTTGTTCTGGTTTATCTCCAAAGTTTGATTTACTTTCTCCATATATGCAATTTATTAATTTTAATATTTCACTTAGTATATAACTTATTATTCCCGGAAGTAGTATGATAGTTGGAGTAGCGCCAGTGTCATTCTCTTCTGCTATGTGGACCACCACTTCTTTTCCTTTAAATGTTCCCATTACCCCCAAATTAGCTTCATTGCTATTAAAATCTTCAATATTACCCTTTATTTCATATATAGTGTCACCGATTATATATACCTTCATTATAATTTTGGACATTCCTGTGTCTAATCTTCCTATAACCTTCTTTGTGTACTTATACCTTCCTGTAGTGTTGAACCAATCAATGAATTCATTGCTTACTAGTATCACAAATTCTGTAGGGCTCATACCAATGGAGTAGCCTCCATTCCTATAATTGAAGGTCAACTTTTTTTGTTTTATAAAGTATTTCATGAAGTCATTGATCATAGGTATTAGATGTGGTTCCATCCATACTGATTTACGAGAATCAAGAATTAATTTTACTTTTGAATTAACATTATAAAAACTTACATTCTCTAATCTTCTATAAGGACCTCCACTCAAAGATTCTGTTGCTACATATTTCTCCAATTCTACACAAAACAATTTCCAAATATCTAGGTCATAATGAGCATTTAATCGATTTACTGTGTTTCTTATAGGGCCAGACCCTAAGCATACATCAAGAAACCTTCTATAATTTCCCCTAGGTATTCCGCATGCATGGGAATGCATATAATCATTAAGATATTGTACTCTTGTGTATTCACCTCTATTAAAAGAAAAGGATCCTACCATAGTGCCTGCTGTATCTAGGATGACTCTGACATATAATTCGGTAATATCTATAAACGCATCATACTCATTACTGACTCTTACCTTTGGAAAATATATGAAGACATGGAAAGGTTCTGTAGATAATAATCTTAATAATATCTCTTTTAGAATATTAGGAATGCCACTTAAATCTTCGTCTGATATATCCTTCACAAGTGCTGTGCTAGGTATATTCTCTGGAAGTGATAATGTATAGGAAGATGCTATATCCTCGATTTTGGTTTCTCCATAGGCCATTAAGAATTTCTCCTCCATTTCTGAAACAGTAGGAACACCTTGTAAATCTACCTTATCTTCCCCGAAAAAATCCTCAAATACTTGTAGCACATTTGTTACATTTTGAAGATGTTCCTCAATTATGGTTTTTATAACTTCTCTAGTTTTTTCTCCTACCATATTTATATAATAAAAAAAAAGCAGGTAAGAGTTTCTCTTACCTGCTAATTAATAAATCTTTATTAAATAAATTTAAACATTTCGTCGATTTCATCATCTGTGTAGGATGAGTTGACTTTATTTGGTTCTGCGGGCTCAAAAGAAGGCACAATATGCTTCATGATCTTACAAAACTTGGCGTTGGTGATAACAGATTCTTCTCTCAAAGAATCTGATATTAGTTCTACAGCTACTTCAAGATTCTTTACTTTCTTCATTAATTCATCATTAGGTCCTACCGTCTCAGCAGATTGCTTGGGGGCATATCTATGATATTCAATTAACTTGAGAAGGTCTTCAGATTTACATCTGGTATAATCCTTTTTATACTCTTCAAGACAGACCTTCTGCAGGTTGTACTCCTTGATGAGAGCATAGATCTCTTTTCTGTTCATAGCTCCAGATCTAATCTTCTTATTAGGAACGGTCAACATAAATACAAGTTCATTGGTAGTCTGCCCCTTATAGGGAATATCATGAGGGAGAACAGAGTCATTATTGATCAACTCAGTCTTTGAAACCCCTTCATAGAATACCATATCTTGATAATCTATGTTTGCACTATCTAGATCTCTCTTCAGTTCTCCTAATGTAGTAGCACTAGACATGATCACACTTTTTTCCTGATTTTTCGTAGATACGATTGTGATTTTTCTTGCTTCCATAATTAAATCCTATTAATGTGTTTATTGTTTGTAAAATAATCCCTTTATTATTTTAATAAAATCTTCTTTGTTTTGAAGGAAGTGGTATAAATCGGACACATCCTTTCCTCCTTCAAATTTCGGTAATGTTAAATTAATAAATCCGGTAGATTTAGCCAATTTTTCTCCATCTACAAGTCCTGCTTCATCATTGTCAAATAATATGAATATTCTTTTATACCTTCTTTTAAGTTCATTAATAGCCGTGTTGCTCATTCTATAGCCTTCCCCCTGAACAGCCAAAGAGGGAATACCAGTATTAGCCCATAGACAAAGGGCGTCTTTCATAGAGGAACATATACATACTATGTCTCCATATTCAGGTATCTTTGTCCATAAACTAATTACTGATAAGTCATGTTTATTACTCCACTTGTATCCATCTTTGTTGAATGGTTGATAGATTTTTAGGGTAATTTTCCCATCCTTTCTCTCAACATATGCATATGCATATTTATCTGCTCTATAAACTCTTCTTACTCCATCCTTTATCACTATTTTGTAAGATATAGGATGAACATCAGCATATTTTAACCATTTTAGGGTTATTCCATAGGATTCCCAATACTCTATATCATACCTCTCCCATTCTCTTACCTTACATTGTAGGTCTGTCAATTTATTATATTTTCCAATAGTAACTGTATTGCATGGGCTGTATGACTTCATATTGGAACCATTAGAAAACTTAGGTATATCCTTGTTTATTCTCTCTAATACTTCCACATATGACATTCCCCACATTTTAGATAGGAGATCAAATAATCCTCCTCTATCTCCTGTAGACAAGTCGGTATAAAATATTCTTTTGCCATCCCTTGAATATAATCCAAAAGAAGGTCTTTTATCCTCTCTGAGAGGGGAATTGATTATACAAGGTATCTCTGTGATACCTAAATAAAAGTATAGAATACTAGATTCTGTTGTTTTCTTCAGTATGTCCTCTAAGCTAATTGAAGATCTTCCAGAGATAAATGGCATATTCACATTATTTTTCTATTTATTATTATTTATCAAACCACGGAGAAGATTGCACTGGCATATCAAAAGGAGGTTCTGTCTGGGTTGTGTTATTATTGAAGTCGGTTGGTTCTATTGTATATTCTTTTAGGTCACAGACTTCAAACTCTGTAGTAGGATAAGCTCCAGCAGCTTTTCTATCTTGAAGTTCTGCATCTAGCTTACTATAATCCGTCACACTGTTTTTCAAGAACTTTTGAACATAAACAGCTTGATATTGTTTGCCATCTTCAGTAGTTCTTACCCCAAATAGACCTTTGACCCTATTCTTAGGCTGCAAAGAGATTGCTTCTCTCAATTCCGAATAATCTCCTTTGAAATAATTTTCAATCTTATCCAATCTAGCTTCCGCATCAGCTTTATTAGGAAGTTCTACCACTTCTCCATTAGATTTTCTATAGGATTTATTAGGAATATTTAAATATGCCTTTAAGAATCCTGTAAGATCCTCTTCTCCTATGTAAGCCGGTCTAAAATCAGCAGGTTCAAACCAACTAAGATTAGCTGGAACAGTGCCAGATTTTGCATTCTCTATAGGTAACCAAGTAGTTTCTCCATATTTATTTATTACTTGAACTTTGCTTCTGTCCCTATTATATCTAACCTCTTTAGTGATGAAGAAAGGTATTTTAGTTTTCATGTCGATTCCATTGCATTTCTCAGGGTCTGTCTGTACAATAAAATCTATTCTTACTTGAGGAACTGTATGTTTATCCCCTTCTGGACCTACTTCAACTTCACTTAAATATGAAGGATCATCATTAATAGTAGTGTTATACAATTTTTCTAGTGTTTCCTTGTTAGGATTAACAGCCAATACACCTACTGAACCTACTCCGATGTACTTTCTAACTACATTACCTTCTGTGGATTCACTACCTGTGGCAAAAGCCATAAAGATTTTGTTCGTCATACTTAATATTTTTTAATATACTTAATAATAAATATTGTTTACTTGATATTTCTTAACTAAAGCTGGGACCTTCAGATGGTACATCATCATCTATCTCAGGACATTGGGAGAATTCATCATGGATTTCATACACTTTCTCTTTCTCATTAAATACTAATACACCTTCTTTTGGTTCGTATTTAGTTATTTTAATAGGTTTCCCGTTTCTATCCATTTTACCAGTATCCTCAACTACTCTGGTTATTAGTTCCTCACTAGTATGTCCTGTGAGCATTTTTACTCCGACTTCATGGCCTTCTATTTCATTAATCAAGTCATTGCATTCCTTACTCAGTTCTTTTATTTGTTCTGTCAATTTATTCTTTCTAATAACTAAAGAACTTACATTTTGTGCTACTCTTTTTATGGTAGCTAGTTGTCTAATTGAAATTGTTTTCATGTTAATACACTAAAATTGTTTTGTTATTACTATCTTTTATTTCTACTATATTTAATTTACGCTTGTAATATTCTACTATTTCAGTAAAATATGTATCAATAATCCCAATACTTAAAAGGATCTTAATGAAATGTTTTGTTAACTCAACATCTTTATTGTGCTCTTTACAACAATATTCTGTAAATAGATTAATTACTTCTTCTGTTTCAATAGCTCCTCCTCTTGTAATTTTATCTACTACTCTAATTATAGTTTCCTTATCCATAATACTCCTTCATAGCCTTTGATACTATACCAAGATCATTTGGTATGAAGTCTTCATTGAACATATCCGCTGGAGATTTAGCAGGAATTTCTACCAATCCATCCATAAACCTATGAGTATAGAATCCATAAGTCGCTTCTCCCTTGTCATTGTACTTAATAGCAGAATAAAGTACCATTGGCACAACCTCTACTGGATTATATTGATTGTCAATAAGCTGCCCTATGGTACTTACCTTGTAACCGACTATAGTTTTATCACTTTGAACTTCTTCACTATGAAGAATCAAGAAAACATTGATATCCTCCCTCATTGATTCTATAGTCGAGATAATCTGCTGAAAGTGCATAGCTAACTCTGTATATTTACCATATCCAGTCTCCTTTGCTCTTTTGAAGTATTCCTTTCTCATAACGTATATAGCATCATCTAATATTACATTATGAACATGTGGAGCTCCCTTATCTATATTCTGCAACAGGCTTATAACTTGAGAATAGTCATCTACTCTAAATAGATTCTTCTTGTCTTTGTTATAGAGCTTATTACTATCTTTGAATGGAAGTTTTTTACCTAAAACATTCAAGACTACTACCTCGCTAGGATCTAATCCTTTTATACTACTGGATTTACCAGTACCACTCTTACCTAAAATAATTACTGCATTTGCCATCTGTATTACTTTTTTTTTCTCTGTTACTAATGAATTTACCATATGCTTCTGTTACCCATGTGTAGAAATTACTTAATTTACTAAATTTATGGTATAGCATTCTTGTGTTTCCCTCACTCTTTCTGTATTTGAAGAATAGTTTGGGTGTAATACCTCTTAACTTATTCAAGTACTGATACACTTTTTGTATATTCTCCTTGTCATTAGGTTTAGGAAGTTCTTCAAATCTGCATACTGCTCCATCGAAGAATAATGGGCATAATCCACCCATTTCTCCATCTCTGTTGACGATTACTTCTAGGAATCGTATATTATCTTTAAACTTAAGAATATCATATCCTTCATATTCCTTAAGTGCAAATCGGAAGGGAGAAAATAAACCAAGGACTACATTACTATCCCTCGAAGTATATTTACTATCTCCTAATCCCGCAACCGAGGGTCTTACTTTCCCTATTTTAAAAGCTTCATTGCCTTCTTGTTCAAAGGCTTGCTGCTGAATGACTACTGGAGAATAGTGATATCTGTTTCTTAAATATTTGGCACAATATTCACTGAGCTTGTCAACAGACTGCTTTAATGTCATCCCCTTCTCAGTATCTATAAGATTGATAGTATCAATCATTATAAGTCTGTACTCATTCGGATTATCCTGTTCATATCTATCAAATACTTCTCTCTCCTGAATTATCCCTAACTCATCTTTGTACTTTCCTACTTTACGATATACTTTTCCATGTTCCTCAGCATATTTTACACAATACTTATATATACCTGTCGGGTTACATGCTTCATCAGGAAACACCACATGTTCCTCGAAATACTTAATTATGTCTTGTACCTCATCAGATTTAATAATATCTAGTATCTCTTGCGGAACTGCTTTAGTAGTACTCCTTAAATCTCTTGGGCTGATTCTTATCTTTCCTTCACTAAAGTCAAATAGCAACCATGATATAAATCTTTGCAGTATCCTCTCAGGAGTTTCTTCAAGAGGAAAATATAATATCTTTATATCTATATCCGCTTTTGTATAATAACAAAACATTAATGGTTTATAGATAAAGGTATATGATGCAAATTGCGATTTGCCTCCCTTAGTAAAGCTAGTTATAGTGTAATAACAGGATTGTTCTATACCTACAAAGTCAGTACTAAATCTCTTGAAGGGAGACGGAATACAGTTCAATTGCCCATTAAGGATTCGTTCTCTTCTGATGTTGAGATTATCTAATACCCTTTCTCCTAATGTATTCATTTTAATGTAGATGTCCAATCATTACTTAATTCTTCTTCTTGACCTGCATTCTCCATGTAACTAATTAGTTCAGAGTCTCCCTCTACTTCACCTGCAGCTCCTATTTTTTCCTTGAATATAAAATATTTCAGTAACCTCATATATGTATAATTCCCATTAAATCCTTGCACATATTTCTCTGCTGCTTGAATTATTTGTTCATCAGTAAATTTATTTCCATATTTCCTGAAAAACAGCTTGAGTCTTCTTACAATCAAGGCCACTCCTTCCGCCCAGTAATAATTAGTGCCAGCCTTCTTCCCTTTGGGAAATATTGCCTTTAATCTTTCAGCCAAACTGACTAATCTATCCTGAGGCTCCTGTTCTTTACTAGAGTCTAAAATGACTGAATCTATCATTCTGGAGCCCTCATTGGTTAACCTCCACCCTATAGGCTGTCCATCTTCATTTCTAGCTGCTGTAATAAAACCTTTTTGAATTAAGCTTACTTCTGCTCTCTTCAAATCGGCTTTGTTACATATAGCTAGCATTAGAAGGATCTCCCCTAGACACATATCATTTTGTCTTATAGCTTCCTCATTTAAACATATCGTAGTCATAATTCTAAGTTTTCCAATCTGTCAATCTTAGTTATATATTTCTTATCTATTCCTTCTAGAACATTCTGGAGATATTCAGTATCCCTTGTATTTTCATAATAGAATATAAATTGAATAGGATCTTCCGCCCTTAAACTTCTACCGAATTTCTGAATAAATACTCTCTCCTGTCCATCTAGTTGTACAATTATTCCAACTTCGATATTAGTTAAGTTTTGTCCTTCTTGCAACATCCCAACAGCAAATAAACTACTTATCCTCTTATGATTGAAATCCTTTATTATCTGCAGAGAATCAGTCCTCTTAGAATGTATGGCATTTTGGCCCCCTAATTGTTCAGCTTGTTCTATGCTGGTACAGAAGCATATAAACCTTTTATCCTCGATCTTGTGTAATAGAGTTCTCACAGAGTCTGTTTTTAGTTCTCCAAGAAATCTCTTTCTTTTTGCTCCTGTTTGAAGCCACTTGTTTTTAATGAACTCTTGTCTCTCTATTAAAAACAACTTCTTCCAATACTCAAATTGACTAGACAAATAATCATACTTCTGTTTCTCAGTGCAATGTATAACTAGGGTTACATTCGGATATTTACACTTGTTTTTTAAATATGTCCATCTGTCTGAAAATGAACAGTTATAAGTAACCCTGTCCTTCTTCCTTCCCCACTCCTCTATTATAGTGCAAGTCTGGTGTTTATCATCCAGGGACAAGGGAACAAGATATACTCTAGGTTTGGGTAGCATCTTCCACTCGATTGCTTTTTTAAGTGGAATTTTTGAGACTATAAATTCTCCAAAAATTCTAGTTACAGCTTGTATTGTACGCTCAGGAAGAGTAGCAGATAATAAAATTACATTATCTACAATTAGGCTAGATAAGACATCTATTTTCAAATCTGTCCCTAGGTGATGAGCTTCATCAAAAATAATTAAGTCCCACCATGTACTCCTATACTTAGATAAGGAAGCGTAACACTCTATCTTAATATTGTTAGATTTAAACTTCCATTTAGACAGTTCCACCTCCCAGTTTGATTTATGGGCAGTTTCAGCTACTACTAAAAGAACCTTTATGTTTCCATCTTTTTTGCCCTGTAAGTAGTTAGCCATTTCTATAGCTGCTCTAGATTTCCCCAAACCAGTAGCCCATAACAGGGCTACTCTTGGGTTCTCCATAATTAATTCAATTGCACTTTGATGAAGATTTCTTCTATTCATGTAAGTTCCTTATTAAGAAATTTAGATATAGACTGTACTATCTTTGCAAGTCTAGGGCTATTCTTTCCAATCTCCACTATCCATATCGTACACTCATGGGGATCCTCCGGGTAGGATGATTTAATTCCTATTTGTATTAATAGGAACAAGAACCATACTATATTAAACCACGGTATCAATAGCAGAAGTAATACAATAATACGTAATGGAGTAAGGGCAAATCTCCTACCAGTTTCTATATCTAACCCCTAATTCCAAGAGGAGATAAATAAATCTGAGGACATTTGTCTGTAGTCATATATAGTAATGTTCTTCTACAAGAAGCCTATCACTATTATAGCTATTATCGTAAAAACAATCATATTACTTTCCTACTTTGCTTATGTCTAAAAATACTCCGCTGTTTCCATTAGAAGTTACTGTAGGTACAGTACCATTCCACTTTTCAATCCACATTTGTTGTAATATTTGAGGAGTTAAAGATTTGGTTCTTAGAATATTGGCTTCATACTCAGCTTGTGCTGCTATTACTTTCTTTTGAGCCTCAGCTTTGACAATAGCCAATTCATTTTCCGCTTTTTGGCTCTTTTGTACAGCCTCATTTTTACTATTTATGGCTTCTATCAGAATTTTAGGATATTGTAACCCTGATGTAAGCTGCTCAAGTTGAAAATTTTCTTCTAATAATTCCTTAGATAGTTTATCCTCTATAGCTTTTTCAAATTCTTCTCTTTTACTAACTAGTTCATCAGTAGTATAAGCGTTTAATTGTATTCTAAAAGCATTTCTCACATAATTATATAGGGTAGTATTAATAACCTCTGTAATATTTACCTTTCTATATTTCTTAAATACTTCAGCTGACTTACCGTCGACTATCTTAAGGGAAATGGTAGGATCTACTACAAAAGAACTGCCATCTTTAGCATTAACGCTAAATGGAGGGTAATCCACAGTTTGAACGAATGTAGGATACTCATAAATAGCAGTTGTTATAGGATTATACCATACCATTCCAGTTACTAATGTAACCTTATCAACCCCTTTGTCGTCTCCATAAAGATTGACTTTGATACCTTCATAACCTGCATCTACTCTCTCAGCACAACTAGATACGGAAAGTATTAGTAATGCAACTAGTAATCTAAAAATAAATTTACTTTTCATCTTTTTTACTTTTTAATTTTATTATTGTTAAATATTTGGTTTTGATTGAAATAATCGATAGGAATATGATAATAAAGAATCCAATTATATTCTCTACTGTATTAGATGTGGACATCATTACTAATCCTATATTAAGTATAGTAACAAATAGGATAAACCACACTGCTAACTTAATTATTGTACTTGTTCTCATTTTTGAATAGTATTATCAAGAGTAGAATTACCAAACAGTCTGTATTCTTTCTCTTAGCTGTTTATTATTACAGCATATATAGTTAAAGAGCTTACTAATGGTTTTATATGTATCATAAATATTACATAAATCCCCTCCCTTTTCATCTAGTTCGTTTGATACACACAGCATATCCAATTTGTTCTTTGGAGCTTCCATAGTATTCAACACTTGATTAGTTAATTCGATTACAGTATTTCCTGAAGATATAAAATCATCTACCATTATGACAGGAGAATTAGTTGGAATACAAAGAGATCGTCCCTCATGATGACTTCTTGGAAATCCATATACCACAACATCTCTTCCCATTTCTACCAGTTTGGTAGCTATTCCACCTAACAATATATTTCCAGATCTATTAGTTCCGACTAAATATAATGTTCCTATCTTCTTATCATATACTTTCAAAATGTTCTGAACTACACTATGTATATAGTCAACGTTCAACATAAAGTATTCCCCAGTAGGGTAAGTGCAATCTACATATTTGTCATAGTATAGTAACTTTGCATTAGTTGTTTTCATTATTATTTGCTTTAGGGTAAAAAAAAAGCAAGGTAAGGAGGTACTTACCTTGCTTTATTCCATTATTGGTTAATCCTCAAATATAACATAAGAATCAACTATACCTCCAAGAGATTTGGCCAGCTCATTGACATTGAACTCTACTCTAGCTTTTACCGGGAGGCTCAACCAATATGATTTTCTGTTCCGATATTTTTTTGGAATATCATCAATCATTCCTTCATAAGCATCTCTACTTATGTTTATAGTCTGCTTGGCAGGCTTGAACTTTCTAGTAGTATAATGTATTACCTCCGGCTTTTCCTTTTTCTTTCCATCTACTCTTATAGTATGGACGATTACCTTCTCCGGATCTTCTGCAGTTTCCTTCTTAAATATCTTCTTTCCATTTTTTAATACTTTTACTTTGCGAGTTGTTTTAAGGCACTCCTCCTTGCTAAACATTGTTCTTCCTGGAAGAATAATGGTTAGGCTTAACTTAGTCTCCATCATATTTAGTCGATAATTAGGGTATCTTTATAAATATTGTCTCCGCATTCATCACAATGTGCTATTACTTCTGATTCTCCCATTATTTCTACTGCTTGAATCAGAAAATCTCTCAATAGCTGTTCATTATTTATCTTCTCTATAACCTTTAGAGCCTTCTCTTTAAATTCTTTAGGATCTAAATCTATAGTCTCAACTCCATCTATTGTTAAAGAATGAGCTATGCATCCAGATGTATATTCTATTTTCATGTCATTTAGTTAAATTTTCTGTTAATATCTATCCTCTTATTTTATATTAAGATCTTAGCAACTTCACATAAGTCTATAAAACAGTTAAGGAAATCTGCTGCCATTTCTTTTAGTTCACAAATTTGTGGAGCATGAGGGATTCGCGAAGTTAGTAATTTCTTTAATATTCCACAATAATTTCTATTATACTGTTATCTATGTGCTTGATTATTCTTAACTTTGTACAAAACTTAAAATATGGAGTTATACAAACAGAAAAGAAAACTAGTAACTGTCACTTGTGATTACTGTAGAGAGAGTTTCTCTAAACCAGAATCAGAGTATAAAAGAAATATTAAATTAGGCAGACATAACTTTTGTTCAAGGTCTTGTTGCGGTAAATACATTGCATCTCTCAACAAGCCTCTTACTCAAGCTCAAATAGGGTCTAGAAACTCTATAAGAAACTATAGTAGTAATAGAAATGATGAGTACACACCATTTAGAGAAATTCTAAGAACCGTAAGAAACAGGTGTAAAGAATTTAATCTAGATTTACCTTATCTTGTGGAACTTTGGAACTCACAAAATGGTATTTGTCCTTATACAAGACTTAAACTTGTTTTACCTATTTGGAATACTAATCCTGACATAAGATATAGAGCTTCACTTGACAGAATAGATTCTTCTAAAGGATATATTAAAGGTAACGTGCAATTTGTTGCGACTCCTATCAATTATCTTAAAGGAACTATGTCAGATGAGACTACTAAAGCTTATCTCAGAGAAATTGCTGCTTCTATTTTCATAGAAGATTAGACTATATCATCACCTCAATAATTTGAGGGTAGGACGCTCAAGCTGGTAATTAAGGAGACTGTACTCCTCCAGTAGTCGTTGCACTTTCATTAGGTGTACCTAATGCTTAGCTCAGGATTGGCATGATAAAAGCTAGTTCTGAGCTTTTATTTTAGCGTTCCCTGAGTTCATCCTATTTTGTAAATACTATCACTAGTAAGTGGGTCCGAACTTAAACCCTCGTCTTACTAACTTTTAATAAAAGAATTTCACATGTTTACCACTTTGATATGTAGTAGGTTCTCTACTGGGGTCAACCGATAGTTGACAGATCCACCACTCTATTTAATCTAATAGAGAAATCTTCATAAGGAGTTATAAGAATTAAAATTGAAAGGGTCACACCCTCTGTATACACCAGACAGCTTGCTCCTTGGCTAATAAACGAACTATGATCAATTAAAGGTGTATTGAAAGTAGGTATAGCCTTATTAACTTCCTTCTTGACCCTATTGTTCACCTTTCTGTTTCCAAGCAAGTGAGGCTCAGCCTACAAGTTAGGCGGCAGCTCTATAAGTGTTGCCAGTTAAAGTTTTGATGTCTTTCCATCAGTCTTTACATGTTCTCTTACCAAATAATTAGCAATCAAAACCAAATCATGCCCCATATTATAGTGGAAGAAGTTGTTAATACTGATTTTTTGCTGTATGCAACATCTTCTTCCACCTATAGTCAATCTCTTTTCGTTTTTCTTACTTTCTTTCCAGATTTCATTTTCTCTGTCTTTTTCACCTGGAGTTCTTCATTACTGTAATCATTAATATTTATTCTTTTCATTTTTCTATTTCGTCTTACTGAAAAATAACTTGAATATTGTTTTCCAAATACCGGATCTTTGTTTCTCAGGCTGTTGAGTGTTCTCCATTGCAGTCTTTCTGTTATAGTTTACACTCTTCTTTCCTACTGTAACAAAGATAGTATTTGTCTTGTCATTGGAGTCTTTCTTAGATAGGTAATGATACCATCTGTTTGCTATACTCTTTGGACCTCTGTTTATTTTAATAGCTATTTCCCTGAAACATTTTGATAAATTGTGAGGATTCTCAGCTACTGTACTAAGGATAAGGCTGTCTTCTTCCTTAGTAAATCTTCTTTTAATTGTCATTTTTTTTAGAGTTAATTAAAAATATAAATAGTTATAGTAACTCCTCCCAGACTCGAACTGGGATTAGAGGCTTAGAAGGCCACTGTTCTTTCCATTGAACTAAGGAGTCTTTTAAAAATGATAGTCTATTCCTATCAGTCAAATAAACAAAAATCTTTATTGAATCTGAGAAAGGTATAAGTGTTTTGCTATACGTATAATTGCTATTGAACCTATATTACTCCTATCTGTCTTCTTTTTGTACTTGGATCAAATCCTACTACCATCATTTGGGGGCAGTATCTGGGGTCTTCGATCATATCATATTGTTTAACTAAGTCATAGTTACACAAAAATTTGTACTTTTTATAGTTAGGAATTTCACTAACTGGTACTTTATGATCTGTAAATATTACTATTATTGTTCTCATGTTATCTTTTTTATTTGTTTAACCATTTATCTAGAGTTAATTTTTTCAATTCTTCTTTAGAGATAGTCTTGTAACAGATATAACACATGGATATTATTATAATTATGAAGTGTAGGAAGTACCCATTGTCATATATGCTATCTACTCCTGCTAAGAAGAAAAAAGACAAAAGGAATGTTACGTATAGTAACACTCCTTTTATAATCAGTTTTATGACTCTCATCTTACTTACTTTTTTGAACTATTATCTTGTGCTGTAAGATATATAAAGAATGCTCCTGTTAATAACAAGCATAAGATTGTGTAATAAGGTTCTTCCATGGTTATTTCCATATTATAGTTACTGTACTTTGTATTAGGTGTGCTTCTTGTTCTGTTATTGGAATTAACTTACCAAAACATTTAATATAGGCACATTTTATTTCTGCATAACTCTCAATTACCTTTATATTTTTGGTGTGATGTTCCAAGAGATAGCTTTTATATATCTCTCTTGAGAGTATGTAATTATCTGAACTACATATTCTCGATTTTCTAAATTTAGTTCTTGGCATAGTTTTGATTATTTATTAGTAGGCTATTTGCATTTTACATCTAAAACTTATTGCAACAAGTATACTCATTATCTCTCGATCTATATAAATCTGCAAGCAACATTGTCATTATCTCTCATAAGAAACTGATGCCCTCAATGTCTTGGGAAGTTATTGAGTTTTTTAATGAATTCCTATAATCCCTATAGTTCCTATAATTCCTATGGATAACTTAGAATTCTGGATATAGACTTGTACTTCGTCTATTCAAGTTTGTACTGTGTGAATACTTCAGATTATAGAGTACATAACACAACCCTCTAGATATTAGAGTATGTACAATTTTTTGGAACTTTTATTATACTATTCTTGTCCAGGGAATAGCGTAAACCATTATATTAATCTACTATGTATCAATCAATGGCCTCTTGATACTAGGTTTACTATCAAGTGATGATTTGTATCTTAATCATCGTAAGGTCTGACAAAAGTATATACATATACATTAAGTTCTTCATTATATGAGAACTCATAATATACGTGAAGAGCATTTAACATGGAAGGTTCTTCATCATTTTTTAGTTGATATAAACCTTTGTTCCATATTGCTTCTTTCTCATAACCGAGCTTACTCTCCATAATAGAAGCAATGGCTTTTCTTGCATGAGGATAATTCTCATCGTTTGTCTTTATATGATATACTTTGTGTCGAGTATAATCATTATTAGATAATTGTGGCTGGTACTCTATCTGATAAAGTATGCCATTATAGAAGTGTTTGGACATTCCTAGAAGGTTTAATTTTATAATATGCTCAGTAAATTTAGTTATATTTTACGTATAATGTCCTAAGAGGATAAAGAGAAAATAAGGTATATTTTATACTCTGGTTTCTAGGCACTTTTATATGATAATATAATCTACTGAATATCTTTACTTTGCTTTGAACACTATTAATGCTTAAAGGGAGAAAAGAGAAAAGGGTACATAGTACCCTTTCCTTAGAAGCTGGCCAAAGTAGGAGCTCCTCCGTTGCCTTCATCATGCAGTAAGTAGAATATACCATCAGGATTTTGTGCAGAAGGGTCTCCTTGGACTTTGGAAATCATTGGGCGACTGGGAATACCTTTCGATGATACAGCTCCTGTCTTAGCTCCATAAACGAAGAAAGCTTTTCCTCTTCCTTCTTTAATCTCTTCAAGAGTGTAATAGATAGGTTTCCCATTGTGATCTCGTGATTTTATTCCTGCTTTTACATCAATTCTGTCAACTTTCTGTTCTGAGCAGAATTGCTCAACTGTCTGTGTTTCAAGAAACTCTAGATTTTGCATAATAATAAAATGTTAAAATGTTAATTAATTAGATTATTTAATATGTGGGGGAATAGCCCCACTGGCTAAGTGATGGGGGAGGTGTGGTTGGTGTATATCTCTCTCATACAAAACAAGCCAAGAAAAAAAAAA